CCAACACCGGAGACTGGTCAGCGGCAACCAACACCGGAGACTGGTCAGCGGCAACCAACACCGGAAACTGGTCAGCGGCAACCGTAGAAGGAAAAGAGAGCGTTGCAATGGCAATTGGATGCAATTCCAAAGCAAAAGGGTCTATCGGATGCTTTATTGTACTTGCTGAATGGAAGGAATTTGAAGACGGAACATACCATATTGCAGATGTGAAGTCTGCGAAAGTAGACGGAGTAAAGATAAAACCTGATACATTTTATAAACTTGTAAATGGAGAATTTATTGCAGAAGAGTAAAGGTTTGGCTCCACAGGTACCGACATACCACATGGAGCCGCGTATCTAACTTAATTTGGCTAAGTTAAATACAGGACAAGTATAACACACCTTCCTGTATTTATCAAATAAATAATTAGGAGGGCATTTTTATGTCAAAAACACACACATCCAACGAACAGAAACCACTTGCAAGCGAGATTATTTGTGATCTGGAAGCGGAAAACGCAAAACTCGAAGCAAGAAACAAGAAACTCAGTAACATTGTTTTGAAGCAGGCAGCAGTTCTTGTGGAGACATTATTGCTGTTGAATGAAGAAGGTGATTTAGGAAATGAAGATGCGAGATGAGAACCAAGTGCTTTTATCAGGTGACATTCCGGCGGGGTTCGTATTCTCACATGAAGAATACGGTGGAACCAAGATGTACGAGGGAAGAATGACAATATTTAGAAAGAGTACATCCTATGACATTCTTCCGATTATTGTGCCGGAGCATATGATTTCAAGGGAAACAGAGCTGATTGCCAGTGTATATGGTGAAATGCGAAGTCGAACAGTCCGGGAAGATGGTAAGAAAAGCCTTGTAGCATATGTAAGAGCAATGGACATTCAGTACCTTGAAAGACTGGAAGAACACGATGCAAACGAAGTTTATCTGACTGGATATCTGATTAAAAAGCCAACAATAAAGATGATTGGCACAAAAAACGACAGGAAGCTGGCAAGAATACTTCTAGCGGTAAACAGAAAGAAGAAAGACGGATATACCAGATCAGATGCCATCAGTTGTTTATGCTGGGAGGAAAACGCAGATGCCGTAGAGAATCTGAAAAAGGGAGCAAAAATCAAACTCCGCGGAAGATTCCAAAGCCGGGAACTGTGGTCTGATCAGAGTCAATCATGGGTAACAGCGTTGGAAGTATCAGTAAAAAGATTAGAGGTTTTGTAGTATGAGAAAAATCGAAGTAAGAGAAATTAGATTGACCGATTTTAAAGGTCAGCAGGAGAAGAAAGTAGAGTTCGGTCACAGAACAATCGTTTCCGGGAAGAACGGATGCGGGAAAACCACACTGGCAGACGCTCATATGTGGGAGTTTTGCGACAAAGATTACAGTTTAAAGAGCAATCCAGATATCAGACCCGATGATGGCAGAGAATGCCTGCCAAGAGTTGACATTGACCTTGTAATTGATGGGAAGCCGGTAAGCGTAGCAAAGTTCCAGAAGCGCACAGAAAGTAAGCCAAAGGACGGAAAACCGGGAAAGGTTGCATTATCAAACAAGTACGAAATCAACGGCGTTCCGAAAGCTGAAAGAGACTTCAAAGCCGATTTGAAAGAACGTGGGTTTGACTTTGATAATTTCCTTATGCTATCCCACATGGAAATCTTCACAGACCTGAAAGATGCAGATGCCAGAAAAATTCTGTTCTCTATGTCAGACTGTGCCGGGAAATCAGATTTAGAGATTGCCAAGACGGTTCCAGACTGTGCCGAGTTGGTACCGCTTCTGGAAACTTATAAGGCAGACGAAATCAAAGCCATGAACAGCGCAACGCTGAAAAAGGCAGAAGAACAGTTGAAAGCCATTCCAAACCAGATCATAGGTATGGAGCAGTCAAAAGTCGATGCTGATACTGCCGAACTGGAATTGCAGAAAAATGCCTTGCAGGAACAGATTTCAGACCTTGAAACGCAGATTGCACAGTCAGGAAACGAGCGTATCAGCAAGCTCAGAGCAGAACTCTCAGATTTAGGTGTTAGAAAATATTCTTTCGAGTCAAAAGTCTATGAAGAAATCTCGACAAGGAAAACTGCAATTCAAATTAAAATCAACGAATTACAATCTGAGAGAAATCTGAAAGCAGCCGAATTGAACAGAAAGACTTCCACATTGGAGAGCCTGAGAGCACAGAAAAAAGAGCTTCTTGAAAAATTGCAGAACGCCAGAACGCAATATCCAAAAATCAAAGATACAGAATGGGACAGCACAGCTCTGGACAACATTGAATCTGAGACATTCAAGGATGCAGAGACCATTTGCCCGACTTGCGGTCAGAATCTTCCGCCAGAGCAGATTGAGCAGTTAAAGAGCAGGTTTGAACAGAAGAAGCAGGAAAGAATCAATCAGCAGTTAAAGGCTAAGGAAGAATGGGAACAGGACAAGAAACGCAAAATTGATGAAGTTATTCAGGTTGGAAACAAAGCGTCTGCCGATATGAAAGAAGCGCATAAGCAGGAAGAAAATTTTACATCCGAGATTTCCAAGCTGACAGGGGAATTAGAGCAGATTAAGCCTTCTCTGGACGCAGAAAACAAGAATCTGGAAGCTATACCGAAAGAGCCAGACTTATCAGGAAATGTCGAATATCAGCAGATTCTTGCATCAATCAAAGAGAAAGAGCAGGAGCTTAATTCTCTGGACGATGGCGAAGAAGCAAAGAAACAGCTTTCGGAACAGCTATCCGTCAAGAAACAGGAACTGGCAACAGTCAATCAGAGAATCGGAGAAGCCAACAATAACGTCCGAATTGATGAACAGATCGAGAAGCTTCAGGAAAGCCAGAAACAGTACGCACAGAGAAAAGCTGACGCGCAGATGATTCTGGACGAACTGAAATCCCTGAGCATGGCAAAGAATACAGCCCTTGAAGATGCGGTAAACCAGTATTTTGACGGTGTTAAGGTGAAATTATTCGATACGCAGAAAAACGGCGAAGTCGTAGACGCTTGCATCTGGTACGTGCAGGACAAGGACGGTAACTGGAAGAAACTGATTGGGAACGCCAATACAGCCCTGATGATGAAAGGCAAAATTGCCATCATGGACGGATTGCAGAAGTTTTACGGCGTGAGTTATCCGATATTCGTAGACTGTGCGGCAGAACTGGACAACAGCAGTCTGGCAGGAATTAAGGCAGATGCGCAGTTGATATTTTTGAAAGTTTCTGAGGGGGATATGACGGTAACGGAGATTTGAAAGGGGTGAGTAAATGCAATTAGCTACATGGGGAACATTCAAATTTAAAGCAGATGCGCAGAAATGCGCAGATGAAATTATGGAAATTTGTGAAGAACTGGAATCAGCAACGCCACAGCAGATTCTTGTAAAAGCCAGAGACAGCAACACTGAACTTCACAAGTGTTTTACATGGGATGATACCGAAGCCGCTGAGAAATGGAGAATTTCAGAAGCTAGATCAGTTGTAAGGAATCTTAAAATCATCGAGCAGAAGCCGGATAAACAGCCAGAGCCGACAACAATCAGAGTTTTCTACAAAACTGACAACGAGTCTGGATATAAGCCGACGAAGCTGATCTTGAAGAAACCAGACGAATATAAAGCACTTGTAGAGCGTTGCAGGAGCGAACTTCTGGCAATAAAGCAGAAATTCAATAGTATCTCAGAATATGAAGAAATATGGGAAATGATTAATTAAATACGACAGCCGTTACTGTGCTGATATGCCTATATTGGCAAGAACAGGAAAACATGCAACAGAATATAAAAGCATAAATCAGAACACAATAAGTTATTACCAGTATAGGTTTATGAGTGCAGTAACGGCAAACTTCCTACGTTGATATGTCTGTAAAATAGGCAAAGAAATTATAGCACAGCATAGCATAATACAAGAAAGCAAAGGACAAAACAAAATAGTATATTTACTTATTTTACAGGTTTATGAGCGTAGGAAACCACAGAATTTCAATGGAGGACTGTTTTACAGGCGGTATAACCGTCATAACAGAACAGTACAGCATAACACAACGAAAGACAGGACACTACAGCACAAGACAATATGACTTTTATATCGTCTATAAAGCAGCCCTCCGAAATCTGAATATTGGGTAGGCGGCATGAGAGTTCCGCAGGGCAGGACGATAAAGAACAAGATAGTAAAAAATAAGACATTATATTACAACATAGCACAACTCATGTCACCTACCGAGCATTCAACTCAACCAGATGTATTTAACTGGTAGTAGAATCTGCCAAGAAAATTATATCTCTGCATAATAGAGAACAGCACACGAAAGTAAAATACAGCATATTCTACTACTTGCTAAGTACATCTGGGATTTGCGTAAAGGTTCAAGCGGATTATTCTGCAATACATGAAATTATAGCACAGGGAAAGAAAGAATAATACAGTATACGATCAGAAAAATGTAGACTAACCCGTTTGAATGTTTGCGCAAACAGAAACTATAAATCAAATCATAAAATTTCGGAGGAAAAACACAATGGCAAAAGCAAAATCATTTACAATCGAACCTTTAAAAGAAACAACATTAAAGCTGGAACTTATCGGTGATACAGACCTTATTCTTCATAAGAGAAGCCGTTACTACGAACAGGCTGAATGTTGGAAACAGGCGCACGACAAAGGAACAAAAATGCCGGAAATCTACAACCAGTCAAAAAATATTTGGGAGGGCTTGATTACAGGCATTCACTGGGAAAAACCGATTGAATTTCACGATGAAGATATTTCTCTTTACACGCAGGAAGAATGGGAATCATACATGAAAGATAATCGCCCTTGCATTCTTACACAGGCATTTAAGAAAGCATTTACTGAGACATTTATTACGTTCTTCAAGGATTCAACCGGAAAGAAAGGAACAGACATCAAGCGTTCACTTTCAATGGCAGGCTCCATTTGCCCGGTAAATTTTGAGAGCGTTGAAGTGGTGAGCAATATCGTTCCTACATCTGGAATCAGTGCAAGCCCGGTTCTTTGTAGCAGCAATGTATTTCATAATTGGAGAACTACAATTGAAGTATCTTGCCCGGATATTGTATTTCCACATGAGACAGTTTTGCAGCTGATCGAGACCAGTGGAAAGTATATCGGAATCGGAACACAGCGAGCAAATGGAAATGGACGATATCACATCAATCCAGAAAACGTAACTGTTATTTAATAAGGTATTTTCGGTGGCATATGAATCCGGGTGAATGCCCGGAAAACACAGAAGGATATGACACTTTAAAACAACAAAAAATAGAAAATTATAAAACATTCACTCTGTTTCATATGCCACCGAGCATAACTCTCAGGTGCATTCACGGTGGATTGAGATTCCACTAATTAAGTAAACCTAACAAAAGAACATAACACAACAGGTCAAAACATTACAGTACAAAACAGGATTTCGATTCACTATGTATGTGCCTGAGAAAAATATAAAAAATAGAAAAGGAGAAATAAAAATGGCAGAAACTTATGACATTTCAAAAGCAACAAAAGCACAGGAAAAATATTGCACAGAAAAAGGTTATCCACATTTTGCACCACATAATGGAAAATGTTTCAGTTGCGGGCAGAATATCTATTCCGAAAAAGGACGGAAAAGAAGCGGAAAAGAATGGAACGGAATTTCTGTTGAGAGAGCATCAAAAGAATTAATTACAGGATGCCCGTTTTGCAATAGAACTTATTGTGATTAACAGAAAAGGAGAATCGTTATGGCAAACAAAACACAGTTAGCAACAGCAGGAGAACAGCAGGCGGCAATTGTAATCAACAACTCATTCATTGATGGATTGGTTAAGCAGCTTGAAAAAAAATGTGAATACGGTCTTTCATTCCCAAAAGACTACAACCTCAGTAATGCACTCATGGGGGCATATCTGATTCTGAAAGAAACAAAAGACAGAAATAATAAGCCGGTTCTGGAATCTTGCACACCCACAAGCATTGCAAATAGCCTTATGAACATGGCAACACTTGGACTTTCGGTGCAGAAAAAACAGGGCTATTTCATTAGTTATGGCAATCAGTGCCAGTTCCAGAGGTCTTACTTCGGAAACATTACAATCGCCAGAAGATATGGTATGAAAGATATCCATGCCGAGATCATCTACGATGGTGATAAGTTCAAATATCATATCGAAGATGGAAACAAGGTTCTGGATTCTCACGAACAGGATTTTAGGAATATTGACAATGATAAGATTCTTGGGGCATATGCAGTAGTACTGATGGAAGATGGAACAAAACATCTGGAAGTAATGAACATGAAGCAGATCAAACAGTCTTGGTCACAGGGCTATGGTTACAAGGAAAACGGCAATGGAACGCATCAGAAATTTACTGACCAGATGGCAAAGAAAACAGTTATCAATCGTGCATTAAAGCAGATTATCAATAGCCATGGTGACGTTTTTGTTCAGGAAGTTGAGGAAGCCACAGAAGAAATTCCAAAGCAGGACATTATTGAACATGAAGTTGCTTATGAAATCGAACAGAACGCCAATGCCGAAGAATTTGTCCCAGATGAACCAGTAGCAATCGAGGAACAGCCTAAACAGCCAACAGTCGCAGAAGTCGTAAAGACTGCCGAGAAAGAACCAGTTACGGCAGCAGACAAACAGGAAACAGAGATTCCAGATTTTATGAAGCCAGAAGAGATGTGATCGCATATGATGTACGGCGACTGCATCAATTTTGATCGGTGCGACTGCGGTAAGTTCGGTCACGGTATGACTCAGATCGGGCGGTGTGAAAACTGCCCGTACTATGAGTCAATAAAAGATTATTTTACGAAACGAGGTGAGAACTATGAGGATTGTATCACAGGATGGAAAGATAAATCTTCCGTATGAAATGGCAGCGTTACTTGTTTCGGACAACTACATACAGGCGGTATTTGCCGGAGGAATACAGCAAAGTCCATATGTGATGGCAATGTACTCGACACAGGATAAGTTACAGGATGCACTTGATATGCTTGATAGAAGATATGTCGGCATGGGTGATGCGATATTTAGATTTCCAAAGGATGGGGAAGCATGAAGATATTAAAATCGGAAATAGATTGGGATAAAACAATAAATATTCAAATGACTTTGAAAGAATTTAAACTGCTCCAGGATTGCCTGTTTTCAGTTTCTTATTCGGAATTAGAAAAAACTCAAGAAAAAATCCCATATTCTTATGATGATATGCAGGAAACAATTAAACAGTCAGAAACAATATTAGAACAGTTATTTTGTAAATAAGGAAAGTGAGGTGATTCAAAATGTTCATGCGAGTAATAAATACAGGCAGCCAACCGGGAAACTGCTATGCGCTTAAATCCGAATCTGGTGAAACATTGCTTTTGGATTGTGGATGCAGATATTCAGAGATTCTAAAAGGAATTTCATACAGGATATCAGAAGTTTCAGGTTGTCTACTGACGCATGGACACGGAGATCACCTGAAATCGTTTCAGAATCTAATGCAGTCCGGCATTCAAATTTACACCAATGACGAGACAGTTAAGAGTGTAAACACAATCTCTGGTGAGCTGATGATCGGCTTACCAGAAAAGAAATCGAAGGACATAGGTTCGTTCCGGGCAACGCCTTTCTACGTCCCACACGACAAGACACCAAACTTTGCATACATGATATCTCATAAAGAATGTGGACGACTGATATATGCGACAGACTTCTCATATTTGCCGTTCACATTCAAGAACATGAGAATAAATCACTTCCTTATAGAATGTAATCATCTTGACGAATCGCCGGAGCAGGATTCATTTAAGTTTGAACACTCCATCCGGGGGCACAGCAGCTTATCTACTGTAAAAGAGATTATCCGAGTGAACAAGACCGCTTCGCTCAGAACCATAACGCTGTGTCACCTGTCAGAGGGATGGGGAAATCCGGAATTGATGCAGAAAGAGATACAGGACGTTGCCGGAGATGATGTTCTGGTGCAGATCGCAAGACCGGGACTGGATGTTGATTTGAATTTATGCCCGTTTTGAAAGGAGAAAGAAATGAAAATTTGGACAGAAGAAGAACTTATTAACGACGGAAACAGATTAAGAAACGCTGAAATTACAAATGTATCATTGAATTTTAAAGATCACGGAGTACTTACCCTTGATCTCGCTCTTTCTGGCGGTGGCTGGGGCGTTGTATTCGGAGGATATGTTTTAGGACATGGTTACCTTGGCTCGGAAAACTTTAAAGGCTCAAAGGCAGGGCTTGAAGCGATTATGAGAATCATGGACGTTGTTGGCGTAGATGACCTGATAGAAATGAAAGGAAAGCATGTTAGAGTTGCTACGAAAGGACTTGGGCATTCAGTGAAAATTATCGGAAATTTCATTAAAGATGAATGGTTCGATTATGAAAGTTTCTTCGAAGATGAGAAGCCGACATTTGTGGAGGATTAAGAATGGTATCAGCAAATTTAAAAGACTGGAAAGAAGTCACCAAAGGCATTTACAGATATGTGATCTCTGCAAATGCTGCATACGAAATCCATATTAATTATTGGAATATGGAAACAGATATTCTGGCCGCAGACGCAAGTCTGTATATTGTCGGGGATTGGCACTCAAATGATGGTAAGAATACCATAGAAAGAGAATGCTTGCTTGAGTCAGGACCGGTTATGGCTTGCCTTGGTGAGGCTGTAGAGGATGATAGAGAGAATAACAGTTAAATAAAAAAGCACCGACTATTTATCGGCACTTTTTACAAAATCTTGGAGAACAGTAATGACCAGATTATTAAAACTCCTGTTCTCCTGCTTGGCAATCTGCTCAAGCTGTTCTTTAAGCTGTATCGGGAACGTGATGTTAGTTCTGGTCTTATCAGACTTGACGGTCATGTGAAATCCCTCCCTTGTTTTTAGAACATTGTAGCATTTTTGCCTGTCGGTGTCAATCAGGTATCAAAGTGGTATCATTTTTGCCTTGCAATACAGGTATCTTAGTGGTATCATAATGGTATCAAAGACACACCGAAAATGAATCGAGGTGATAAGTCTTTGAATAGCAACTATAAAAATTTTGTAAAAGCTAAGGCGATTGAAGCTGAGAACCGTAAGAGATGGCTGAAAGTCGACCCGAATCTGAATGACAATCCCGGAATCTACATTTTGACAAGAATTGATGAAGATGGTTTTAAGTTTGGGTATGCAGGTCAGGCAAAGAAACTAATTACCAGATTATGTCAACACAGTGTAGGACATCAACAGCACATTGACCTTAGTTTGAAAAAACATGGATTGTATTCAGAAAAAAATCCATGTGGTTGGCGTGTAGTGCATACCAATTGTCCAGAATCTGAACTTGACGAAAAGGAACAATATTATATCAAATGGCTTGCAGATCAGGGCTATCAGCTTCGAAATAAGACTGGTGGTTCTCAGGGGCAAGGTAAGAAACAGATTGATGAGTACAGACCGGCAAAAGGTTATTACGATGGTTTGAAGCAGGGCAAGAAATCCCTCGCCAGAGAACTATCTCACATCATAGATACGCACTTGCAAGTTTCCCTGAAGCCAGAAAAACAGAGCAATAAAGTATCAATCCGGGCGTTTGAAAAGTTCCAGAGCCTGATTGATGAGAAAACATACGAAAAGGAATCGTAAAAATGGATAATTTTAGACATCGAAAACATATGGAATGGAAGCAGAACCGCCGGGATATTTATTATTTTATTTTGAAATACTCAAAATCGCATAAAGGCACACCTCCGACAAGAATTATATCTGATGAACTGGAAATTAGCATGACAGCTGTTCAAAGGCATCTGAGACAATTCGAGGACGATGGACTGATTGTATTTCACGGAACTGGTTCGCACAGGACATACGAACTGATAGGAGTAAAGAAGCATGAAACTGTATGACGTATACGACAATTCAAAGTATATCGGGGAGCTGACGCTTGCTGAAATATCAGAATTGACAGGAAAGACAAGAAGTCAGATATCGCAGGCAATCAGCGGGGCATACGACATTAACGGAAGATATGCGGTCGTATATGATGGACAGCAAACAATCGCATACTCAAACAAGAATGATCGCAGGATGTTGATGGAATTTGACATTCTGACTCAGAAGATAAGGAGGGCTGTTGGGTGGGAAAGCTAAAAATCAAGCAGAAAAAGAAAGCATTCATTCCGTATACGAATCAGCAGGCTCATATGTTTGCACAGTCTATTCAGAACTGTCAGAAAGAGTTAAAAGAGATGGAGTTGAAAGCCTTTGATGATGGGTTCGAGGATGGAAAGAACTGGTCTGACGTGCTGAATTTTGTGATCTTGTTTTATGTAATGCACGAATTACATGGATGGGGATGGAAACGGTATATGAGGGCTGTAAAGAGGATTAACGCCTACATCAACGATATTAATTCCGAAAAAACATCTTTGTCTGAAATGGTGGATGATCTGGAAAAGAAACATCATATTCGGATTTGTGACGATTATAAGGAGCTGATTGAGAGATATGGAGCGTAAAGCTGCACCGGTGATTTACATGCAGAATAACGAGCAGGTAGCGTTTTGATAGGAGAAAAATGAAGTTCAAACATAGAAAGGAATAACACTTATCCTCGTGAAACGAGGTTCCGCCTAATCAGAATAGGCTGGGTAAAATTTGATAAATGCTAGGTTGGAATGCCTTGGTTCTCCTGCATAGCGCAGAACAGACTAACGGTCAGAGGTAATAACTCCCAAGACTATAAAGCAGATTGTAAAATTGCCATACGGATATTTGTAGTATGGCGTGTGAAAGAATTAATTGAAAAGTCCATAGATAGATTGAAGCTGGCAAGTGAGATTTCACTGAAACATTACAATAAACCACTTGTATGTGAGTATTCTGGCGGAAAGGATTCGGATGTACTTCTGAGATTATTCGGAATGTCTGGAATCCCGTTCGAGGTTCATAATTCGCATACTACTGTTGATGCACCACAGACAGTAAGGCATATCAAGAATACGTTTTCTGAATTGACGGACAAAGGCATCAAATGTGAGATTGACTATCATGTGCAGGGAAATGGAAAGCGTCTTACAATGTGGAATCTCATTCCCGGAAAGCTAATGCCACCTACCAGAATCGTTCGGTATTGTTGTTCAGAACTGAAAGAGGGTGGGAATCCCAACAGAATGATCGCAACAGGCGTTAGATGGTCTGAAAGCAGTAAGAGAAGCAACAGAAGCCCATTTGAAGTACTAGGGCAGACAGCAAACAAAAGCATCGGTGTTTCTGATAAGAAAATGCTTATCACCGACAATGATAATACTAGAAGATTATTTGAAAATTGCCAGTTGAAAGCAAAGACGGTAGTCAATCCAATTATTAATTGGACAGATCAGAATATCTGGCAGTTCATTGGTGAGAAAGACGTTCAGGTATGCGAACTGTATCAATGCGGATATGATCGGTTAGGCTGTTTGGGTTGTCCACTTGCATCAAAGAAGCAGAGGGAAAAGGAAATGTATGATTTCCCAAAGTACAAGCAAGCCTACATACATTCTTTTGACAGAATGATTGAGGAACGCAAGCTGCGTGGAAAAGATACGAAGTGGAGTTGTGGCGAAGAAGTCTATTTATGGTGGATGCAGGACAACAATGTAGTTGGTCAGATGGAATTATCTGATTTTATTGAATATTAAAATCATGGAGGACTGCACAATAGCGTGCCAGCTGCTTACATGGGGAAAGTGAGGATGACAAGAGAATGGTAATAGGAAAATTAAGCCCGATAAATAAAGATGATTTAAAAGTCGGAGATGTGGTTGGAGTTGCAAGGGGAATACGGTGCGGATGGGGAATAAGTTTTAGACACGTCATGGTGTATCCGGCAAAGATTATTCGCATAACTCCTAAACGAACCAAAATCGAAACCGACAAGTTCGGAGAACACGATAAATATGAGACATTTTATAAATACGATTCCGAAGCCATAAAAGAAAGCGAAATGGCAAAGAAATATAAGGAAATCAGGGATGGTGTATATGCCATTGAAGATTTTAAGTCGAGCCGCGGGCTGAGAGTAATTAAAGATGAAGATTTAGGCGCATTATCAGAGCACATTAATGCAGTTGCAGAAATTCTGAAAGGTTACGGAAAGTGAGGACGTAATGGATAAATTAAAACCTTGTCCGTTTTGCGGAAAAGAGATAGATACAGACAAAGATATGTATATCCCAGAAAGAGATTGGAAGCCATCTTTTTACGATCCTGACAGTGGAGGTTATCCGATAAGTATTCACTGCGAATGCGGATTAAAATTTTACCCGGGCGTATGGGATTATAAAGAAGCCGTAGAACAGTGGAATCGAAGAGCAAGCGACAAGGAGGATACAAAATGAAATTATATTTCTACATTTTGGACAGCGACAGAAAAACAGATGAATGGAATCTTCGTCTTGAAGAATGTGAAGTAATAGAAAAGCCGAAGACATATAAACCGGCAACTAAATTTCCTGACGGAATCTACGCTTCGTTTATAAGAAAAGAATCAATAGGTAATTTCATTAATGAATACAGCAAAGTGGTTGTTCTGGATGCACCTGATTATGAAAAAGCAAAAGAAGTATTTTTAAAAAAATACGACAACGAGTTGGATATATTTAGAAAAAGAATTAATTTCTACGAAAAGCTTAAATCAGCGATCGAGGATTACAAGGAGGACGCAAAATGTTAATCAGAAGTCAGGATAAAAGCATATTAATCAATATGAACAACGTATCAAGCATAGAAGTGGGCGATGATAGATTAAGAATTTTTGCTAATAATGGTGATGCTATTTATGATATTGGAGAGTATTCGACAGAAGCAAAAGTTATAAAAGTACTGGATATGATTCAGGAAGCCTATGCGGACGCAAAATTAAATGAAATTCTTCTTCCTGATGTTTGCAAAGCTGCTAATAAATCTCAGCAGGAAAAAGAAAATACATCAATTGCAAAAGACATTAGAAATGCATTTATGAAGAAAATGGTATTCCAGATGCCGGATGATGAAAGCGTGGAGGTATGAGTCATATCAAAGACAGATTAACCGATTATCACAATCAGATGAAGAAGCTGGCAGAACAGCACGAAATGATTACCGCCAGAGACGTTCTGGACATGATCGAACAGCTTCAAGATGACTTAGAACTGGATGAAAATGAAAACGATTGGATTCCAGTCGAAAAGAAACTGCCAGAGCCGGGCAAGGATGTTGCTGTACTGCTTAAAGGCTTTATCCCGGCAATTGGTAGATATGAAGTAATAAGAGACGGCATTGGAGCCTTTGTAGTTCCAGGGCAAATTGAGACTCCTGTAGAATTCAGATTGCCTGTAACTGCATGGACACCGTTGCCAGAACCATACAAGGAGGACTAAATGGGAAAATGTAAATTAACCTGCCCGGATGGTGAAACAGAATGCTGCATCTGTTGTACGAAACAGGATTCTTGCCAGTGCAGATGTCGAGAGCAATGAGGAAATTCAGATATGTCATCCGGGGAGAGGTTGGGATGATTACGATGAATTTAATGTCGGTTCAAAATTCCTGAAACCATTTTACGATTTAAAGGTAAAATCTCTATCTGCAATAAACACAGATGTGATTAGAGTTGACTTGGATTTTAATGAGAAAGGATGATGGGAATGCGCTTAATTGATGTAGAAATATGGAAAGATATATCCGGATATGAAGGAATATATCAAATTAGCAATCTTGGAAGAGTCCGCTCTGTAGATAGAGTTGTTCATGGAAGAAATGATTATTTTCAGAAAGGTATTGAATTAAAGATATTCAGTAATTGGAATTACGATTTTGTTGTAGTCTCAAGGAATGGGAAAAGCAAAAGACTATATCTTCACCGTTTGGTTGCAGAACATTTTGTTGAAAATCCTAACAATTACAATGTCGTAAATCACAAGGATGAAAACAAGAGAAACAACAAGGCTGATAACTTGGAATGGTGCACATCTAAATATAATGCCAATTATGGAAAAAGAAATAGGAAAATTGCACAAAAGCTCGGAAAAAGAATAGCAAGAATGAAAAACGGAAAAATTTTGCAAGTGTATAGCAGCCAAGCAGACGCGAAAAGAAATGGTTTTTCACAATCGCAAATAAGTAAATGCTGCAACGGAAAAATCAAACAGCATAAAGGCTATGAATGGAAATTTGTGTAGAGAGGCGGTGGAGTTAAATGAAAGAAATTCTTTTCAAGGCAAAGCGGATTGATAATGGCAAATGGGTTGAGGGATATTATACGGAATGCAATGGCAAGACATTCATTGGCATTAATATATCCATTTATGGTGATATATTTGAGGTTTTTTGTACTCCTGTAATTAGGTGGTTTGAAGTTGATCCAAAAACCCTCTGCCAGTTCACAGGACTTTGCGACAGATATGGGAGTAAGATATGGGAAAATGATATTCTGATGGCACACTTGGACGAATCATACCCAGAGGATGCGACATATGAAACTGTTGAATGGGGCGTTGCTGGATGGGTAGGACACGAAACTGGTAGCACGGATAAAGAATATCTTAATAAGTTTGATCTGGAACATTATGAAGTAGTTGGAAACATTTTCGACAATCCAGAATTATTACAGGAGGAACACTGATGCAAAGAGAATTTATTTGCGGTGACTGCATGAATTTTCTCCCGGACTTTCCAGATAATTACTTCGATGTGGCAATTGTAGACCCACCATACGGAATCAAAGAACACGGCGGTAAGAATCGTAGTAAATATGTAAAGCAGAAAAATGGAAGTTCCATTTATGTTCCTGATGGTGGCTATAAGAATTATGGTTGGGATAATAAACCGCCAGATCGAGAGTATTTTAAACAGCTATTCAGGGTATCAAAGAATCAGATTATCTGGGGATGTAATTACTTTGATTACCCAATGGCAGGTGGCCTGATAATCTGGGATAAATGCAATGATGGTTCAGATCAATCAGACGCAGAAGTCGCTTATTGTAGTCTTGCAAGAAGGGTTGACATTTTTCGCTATATGTGGAGAGGAATGTTTCAAGGAAAATCAATAATTGAAGGAACAATACAGCAGGGCAACAAAAAAACTGAACGAAAAGCGAATCCACCCAACTCAAAAACCTGTAAATTTATATCGTTGGATATGTCAGAAATATCTGCAGAAAGGAATGAAGATTCTTGATACCCATGTAGGGAGCGCAAGTTCATTGATTGCCTATGAAGAATGCGGGCTTGAATATATCGGGTATGAAATTAATGAAGATTATTACAATGACGCTCACAAACGGTTAGAAGAATTTAGATCACAGATCACATTATTTGACTTAGGAATGGAGGAACACAAATGAGCAGTGCAAGTTCAATATTCTGAACAAAAGCGTATGTATGCGCAAGATACTTTCTTAGACCGGGCAAGTGTTTCAAATACATCGACCAGCACGGTGAGGACATCACAGAACACGTCTATGAGGTCATGACATTATATCCGTACTGTGTCCTGTTAAGAGATACTAGAAACGGGGTCAGGACTTGCCCGGGGTATAATACTTTGAACCTGATGCTGAGAGGAAGTGAAACGTATGAGTAAATCAATAGTAGTAGTGAATACACCAAAAAACTTGTGTGGATTGTATATTTTGTCAAGAATTCGGTATAGGAAGTAGAAAATATGCATGTTGCTATGTAACAAATGGGGATAGTGAAAATGACATGAAACTAATTGACTGTATATACGGATATTGTCAATCTAAACCCGATTGGTGTCCACTTATAGACCTGTCGAAAAAAGATAATGGAGACTATCCGGCCAACACATTTGATGCAGGATTTGTAGAAGGATGGAATCAGTGCATTGATGAGATTACAGGAGGTGAAGTAGATGATTGATCTGACAAATAAATGCGTATTAGTCAGAACACATGAAGAGTATGAAAATATTCTGAAAGTAGCAAAGAAACAGGGATATAGATGGTACGGCGGAAAAGAAGCGTATCCATATCCCTTTGAAGAGCAGCAGATCCCGGATATATTAAAGTTCTATGGCAATAAAGAACTAACAAGAAATGCCGACCTTGCACCGGGATATGAATTAGTAAAAGCATCAGACGTAATTGAATATGAGAAGGAACTCAAAGATGCTATAAGACTTGTTAGAATATTTGTTAAAAACCCAGACAGAACATTGATTGACTCGCTTATTAAGTCCTTGAAGTTACTTGCAGATATTGTAGAAAGCCAGATGGAAGAGGTGAAGTAGATGGAGAGATTAACAGAAAGAGAAAGAAATGTTGATGGTACAGGAGTTGCAAAAGAAGAAATTACGGATGGATTATTAAAACCGTTTGCGGATAAAATTCTTACCAAACTTGCTGATTATGAAGACTTAGAAGAACAGGGCTTGCTTGTGAAATTGCCAGATGATTTATTTAAAAAAGTATATCGAATAACTTATGAATATACGGAATGTAGTAAATTTGGAGAAACAGTTATTGATTGTGAGAATTATAATTGTAACTGCGATTGTGATTCTGAAAAGAAATTTTATATCGTAGAAAACAATCTGCAATTTATGCTATTTTGCAATTATTATAATGAACTTGACAAAACCGTATTCCTCACCCGTGAAGAAGCTGTGAAGAAGCTGGAGGAGATGAAGAAGAATGATTGAAGCGATAAAAACGTTTTTCATAGCAATAGGTGTATTCACAGTTGTCTTTATGGTTTACATATTAGCCTACGGGATAATCAACAAATTCAACAGATGGCGCAAGAATGGTTGTAAGATTAAATGTCTTTGTAAACCACATGTATATGAAATTGAGTGGCATTGGGTAAATGACGGAAAAACTCTTCTGGTATGCAAGAAATGTGGTAAAAAGAAAACATTGTTTATTGATTTTGATTCCTTTAGGAAGTAGTGCATTAGGAGGATTAATATGAAACCAGAAGAAGCATTAAAAGAATTAAGCTACGATGACACAGCTTATGGTGGTAACTGTACTTATGAAGTTAGAATGGGAGCCATTAAAGCATTGAAAAAGCAGATTCCAATGAAACCAAATAATATCAAATCTATTTTTGATTTTTCCGGCAGATACTATACGACAAAAGGTAACTGTCCAGTTTGCAATAGAGAGGGACTTTATAAATCAGATTTTTATTGTAATAAGTGCGGGCAGAAATTAGATTGGGGCGAGGAAAATGACAGATAAAACATGCAAAACTTGTATTGAAAACGACAACGGGCTGTGTGACCGCAAAGGTATCCTGATAGAGGAAGATGATAGCTGTGAAAATCACACAAAAAACTGGATGGACTCTTTAATGGAGAAATTCATCCGAAAATCAATGCGGTAAGGGCGGAAATGCCCTTGCCAGGCGGGAAGGTGGCTAAATGACAAAGGTGAGTTGGATTCGATTAGAAATTGATATGTTTGATAACAAAAAAATCCGGCATATCAGAAAACTTCCAGAGGGGAACAATATCGTACTGATCTGGATGATGCTCCTGACGATGGCAGGGCGTTGTAATTCAAACGGGATTATATTTCTGACAGAGAATATCCCATACACAAATAAAATGCTGGCTGACGAGCTGGATTTTGATGAGAGTGTGATTGAACTTGCACTTACAATTCTTGAAAAGTTCGGCATGATAACCAGAGATGGAACATTACTTTCAATTCCCGGATGGGAAGAGCATCAGAATATTGACGGGCTTGAAAAAATCAGAGAGCAGACCAGAAAACGGGTCGCAGAGCATAGAAAACGCCAGAAAGAATTATCAGAGGAAGAACGCATGCCGGAGATTCCAGAACAGATTTCTTGCGAAAAAGATTTAGTCAAGCCCGGAGATGTTCAGAAAGTGGTTGATGAGTGGAATAGGCTTCAGCGGTTCGGGATTCAGCCAATTGCGCGGATGACAGCAAGACGAACACAAATGCTGAAAGCAAGAATCCGAGAATACGGCATGGATAAGGTAATGCAAGCACTGGAAAATGTGCGAAAAAGCGATTTTCTTCTAGGAAAGAAAACAGATTTTGCAATAAATTTTGAATGGTTCGTGAAACCGAACAACTTCTTAAAGATACTCGAAAACAAATACCACAACAGGGAGGATATGCGAAATGGAACTGACGCAGCTCAAAGAAATGTCGAACCACTTGTCCCACTTGGAGAATGGAACGGAGAAGAATCAGACACCCCGTTCGCTTGAATGCCCTGAATGTGGGGACAGCGGGTGGAGATGGGTAAGAGATGCAAGCGGTATTCCCTATTGCGAGGAATGCCCTTGCGGAATCAGAAAAAGAATAATCCTTGAAAATCAATTGAAATTTGCAGAGCTTCCAAACGTGTTTAAAGGCTCAAATTTCAACGATTTGAAGTCAAGTGTATATTTGAACACCGAGAGCCGAAAAGTATTTTCTCAGGCGGCTCAGGCGGTAAATTACTGGTTTAAAAATCTTCCTGATATGCAGGAGAAAGGAATAGGATTATATCTTTTCTCAAACACAAAAGGTTCTGGCAAAACTAAAACAGTATGCAGCTTGGCAAATGAAATTATGAAGAAATACCAGAAGCCAGTCAAGTTCACCACATCCCTAAGAATCCTCGATGAGATCAAGAACACATGGGGAGACAAAGGGAATATGGAGGAAAAGTTGATAGAGGATTTGTCCAGAACAGAAATCCTTATCATTGACGACTTCGGTGCTGATTCTGGAAAAGAATGGATTAATGAAAGATTCTATAGCATTATCAACGGGCGGTATGTCGACAGGAAAATCACTATATTCACGAGCAACTGTCAGATATCAGAGCTGAAATATGACGAGAGAATCACCAATAGGATTTTAGAACGGTCGCTCGAAATCCCATTTCCAGAGGAATCTGTTAGAGAACATATAGCACAACATTTGAAAATGAAGATGGTACAAGGAATGCGAGGTAAAGAGAGTGAAAATAGCTGTTAAACCATGGGGTGAAATGTCTGTCAGAGAAATTCAGAATTTAAAAGAAAAGCAATGTAAGCATTGTGATTATTTTTCAAAGAATAATTCTGGAGGGTTATCATTTGGAACTTGCGATTACATCCTTATCAATGATCGCATGAGAGGATGCCTACCGACAGAATGCGTAATGAAAGGGATTTTTAAAAGAAGAACAGGAGCAAAAAGAAGAGCAGCTTTGAGAATTTAAACCTTTGAAAGGAAAAGAAATGAGAACAATAAGTGAAATGTATAAACGTTCCGGTGGAACTGCGTATCAGCATAAATGTTCTGAATGCAGATTTTATAGGGACGGAAAGAGAGGAAAATGTCTGATGTACGGCGGCGATCGGGACTGGCATGGAAATTTTACTGCCTGTAAATTCTTCAATCTTGAAGATGATATGCCGGAAGGGCAGATGAATATTTTTGATTATGTGTGAAAGAAAGGAGGAACGAGGAGCCGCTGGCCAGCGAAAGGATATCCCGGTTCCTCCTTATTTTTATGAATAATGACGACTTGAAATATGCAATTGAGAATGGTATCATCAATTTGTCTCACATACAAGAGCAAATTGAAATGAATAAAAGGGAAGAAATTTTAAAAGAATACAGGGACAGCATGTGGAAAGCATCTGATGGATATTGGAAAATCCGTATGACTTATGACGAAACCGGACAGCGGAAGATGTTCAAACGTCGGTCTAAGCAGGATTTAGAGGACTTGATCGTAAAGACGCACCGTGAGAAAGTAGAGAACCCAAAAATCAGGAGTGTGTTCGAGGAATGGGCGCAGCGTAAGGTTGATTTGAATAAGATTTCAATACAAACTTATCAGAGATATCAGCAGGACTTTAATCGTTTTTTTGGGACCATGGGTGAACGCAGAATTAAAAACATTGAGTCAGAGGATATCAGCAACTTTCTGGAAGAACAGATCAGCGAACACAATCTAACCGCAAAAGCTTTCTGCAATCTTAAGACAATTACCAGAGGAACCTTAAAATGGGCGAAGCGCAACAAACTGATTGATTGGAATGTGCAGGAATTATTCTATGACTTGGATGTTACCGATAAATCTTTCAAAAGAAATATCAAAGAAGATTCGGAAGAAGTATTCAACGACGCTGAAATGGACAGGATGATTGACTACTTGAAAGACAATCAGGACATAGTAAATCTTGGCATTATGCTTATGTTCGTAACCGGGCTGAGAGTTGGGGAGCTATGCGCTTTGAAATGGAATGACTGGCTACCACATATCAGTACGATTAAAGTCAGAAGAACGGAAGTAAGGCATTTTGAAAACCATAAAGGCATTTTTGAAGTCAAAGACTTTCCGAAAACAGAAGCAGGCGTAAGAAATGTAGTGGTTCCTCAGGGGTGTATATGGATATTACAGAAGCTTAGAAATATGTCGACATTCTGTGAATATATATTTTCTAAAGATGGAAAGCGATTAAATACTTATTCGTTCAGGAACCGGTTAAGAACAGTGTGTAAGAAAACTGGTTGTATTCAAAAATCACCGCATAAAATACGAAAAACATATTGCACGATATTACTCGACCACAGCATAGATAATCAGATGGTCACATCACAGATGGGCCACACAAATATTTCGTGTTCCGAGAACTACTACCACAGAGATCGAAAGGACCTCAAGAAAAAACAAAAAATCATGGACAGCATAGATGAATTTATGGTAGTATCAAGATAGCTTTTTTTGAGAGGGAACAGCCAGGGAACAAAAAGGAACACCCTGCAAAAAGTTAGAAGCATTGGTTTTATAGGAAAAATAGCAGTTTAAAGATACGTTCGATTCCCGTACTGGCTGCTAACGGAAACCTTGTAAAATCAAGGTTTTTTGTGCTTTTTAGAGGTATTTAAAAGTTCGAGGGAACAGGCTAGGGAACAGGTAAGGAACAAGAACAAATATTCGAATTAAAACCATAGGAGGAAAACTTGTGTGTGAGACACAGGAAAAACCATCGTAGACGGCAGAAATGCGGTCTTTTTTTGTTTTCCAAATTATGTTAATATGGTTGTATGGAGGTGGTGTTGTGATACATACCGCATATGATGTGATGAAAGAATATCTGATAACCGGTGCAGAACTTGATGGCCAGTTTCAGATACCAATGCTTCCAAAAGTGGATTTCTCACCGGGTAAGTCGATTGACTTTGTATCTTCAAAATCCAGATCACTGAAAGGCCATAAGGACCTGACGGTGAATTTCTACATTGACGACAAAAGCTTTCTACAGGTATGGAATCAGCCGGACCAGTACATTGAGCACTTAAAATGTTTCAATTCAGTTTGCAGCCCAGATTTCACAATTGCTTCCGGGATGCCAAGTGCGTTGAACATCTACAACCTGTACAGAAACCATGCTTTAGGCTATTATTGGGCGGTTATGGGAGTTAAAATTATCCCGTCCGTAAATATTATCAGTCCCAAGGAAATGCCATGGATATTTGACGGAACGCCACACAGAAGCACTGTATCATGTTGTACCAATGGCAGAGTGCGGTCAAAGTCTGCTAGAATGGAATTTTGCGAGAATTTTAAGGAAATGCTGGATGCGATAGAGCCGGCAAAGGTTGTGATCGTAGGCATCGTGCCGGATGAGCTTAATGTGGATGTACCAATTATAAACCTCAATTCACGAAGCCAGAACATGAAGGAGATGTTCAGAAAGGAGTAGGCATGGGAACCATCAGTAGGGAATCAGTGAAGCGCAGGAGCAAGGAAACGAGCCGGCAGAAAAGGCGTAGGAGTAAGATTTCTGATATTACAAGAAGAAAGAATACCACTGGAAAAGACGAATTGAACGTGATGAGATAAAAATTTACATCACGCCGAGGTACGTTATAGAGAATTATATACAGAATGCACAAAAATAAAAAGTCGCAGGTCTGAATTAGTTTCAGATTTCTGCGATTTTTTTTCAGATTTTCCCAGTTCAAACCGTCCCGGTTTTGATGCTGTCTCTGATTTGTCGTACATTTTCTTGGTGTTCTCGCCCCGTCCCGGGACCATCCCGGGAACCTCTAACCGATCAGGAACAGACCGCCACCGGAAGCCTATGAAACCCCACCGCCCGGCATGATCTGGCAAAGCCAGAGCAAAACAACACAGCCCGCAGGGGATAACCTGGGAGTGGACCGGGAACAACTGCGAAAGCACAGAGCCAGTTCCAGACACAGCCAGAGTCAAAATCAATTCTAATAGAACACTGTAAAGCACGTTTAAAAGCGTTTTCATGCAACCACGGTAAAATATACAGAAAGCACATAAAACACACTTAAAAAGCCAAATACGGCGTTATAGAAGCATTTAAGGCACAATCACCCAATCAAAACGTCTAAAAGCGTACAGAAATAAGACCGCCGGAGCGATCACAAACAAAGCCCGCATAGCTTCGCGCAGTCCGGAAGTATAAAGACCAGACCAGGCAAAACGTCCGCGCAACTATACAAAATAATAATAACCCCGTTATGTTCTGCCGTCAATCCCTGTTATTAACTCGATATTTGAAGATTTAAGGCGGTTTTATATACTTGTGATAAAATACACCGGAATCGCGCTAAAAGCCGTTAAAACGTCAAATAGGAGCTGATACAGCTATATATAATTATCAATGTGCATCACGCCGGAGAACAAGCCCCCGGAGAAGTCCCGGCACAGGTCACGAACCACCGCCGCCCGGAGCGGATGCAGGACACCAGAAAAAGAGCAGCGCTTTACTGCTCTAAATAGTTTATATTTGCGACCCCGGGCAAGTCCCGGAAGAACTCCCGGAAGCCGTCAGTTATATTATACTGGCGGTCAGATGTTGGAATTGTGCGACCGCTTTTTATCTCCATGCAGGAAAGTTGTAAATGATCTGCCTTTTTTGTTGACCGGTGCAGAGCATACCGCATAAAAGACACCGCCCCAGACTGACACCGCGCCGGCGGCAAGTCGTACCAGATCAGTGGGACGGAACCGGAAGCAACCGCAAGAAAAACATCTGCGGCGGCCTGGGTTGCTGTTTCTTTTATTTTGTTTACCTCGGAAAAATCACGGGTTTTTATTGCGTTAATAGTCTGTTTTGATGATGGTTTTATAATTCTATCTATCATATAAAATCCCCTTTCTGGTTAGAAAAACAGGCGGGAAAGCCCGCCCGAAATTCGTTTATTTAGTCCAAACAATCCTAATTTCTTTTTACAAACTCGATTTCTGTATAATTTTCCCCGGTCACCTCGTTTATAAATGCCAAAATTCCAGTTCTTGTGAAATCGAAACGCAAAAAATCAAATCCCTTTTGCACAAGTCTATATTCATAAGAGCGCCCGCAGCCCTCAGAGTCGTAGTATGTGCCATCGACATGTAACGCGTTAGGTTGCACTACTGGGCACCCTTTTTTATTTGCATCGCGTCTCTGATAGCCGCCAAAATCTGCAACAACGTGCAGACCGTCCAACGTGTCAAATTCTGCGCGAACTCTGCAATTCGGCACGTCTGATCCGTTTCTGTAGCCTGTTCCCGTGTATCCATATTCTACTAATGTTAATTTTTTCATGTTTTTAATCCTCCTGATTTTATTTTAAAAGGCCGCCGGGGAAATGCTCCCCGGTACGCTTGCCGGCCTAATTTTCCGTAAGTCTTTTGAAAATATCAATTGTAAGAGTTGCAAGCCCTCTTTTCTTGTCTGACATATAACCATGTCTTTTACTTCTCAGCGCTTTTTCAGCAGTTTTCAAACTGTTTACACCGTAAGATGCGGCTTTTTGAAGTGCCTTGCATTCTTCAGAAGTAACCGGAACAGCTTTCAATGTATCGGGATTAATGGAAAAATCTTCTTTGTCTCCTGGGCGGAGCATCTGGCAAATAGGAATATAAAAATCCGTCCCCATGTTTTCGCCAATATTCCAAACAAAGTAGTTACCCGGGATTTTCTTCACAATTTCAAAAGTATGTGTATTCCACAAAGATGTAGAAATGATTTTGTTTCCCTCGATTTTTACTGTTGCGTATGCCATATTATTTACCTCTCTTTTTATTTTTTTAAAGTCCGGCGGTTGCGTTGGGGCTACGGCTTGACCGCCGCCGGAGAGAATTTATTTAATTTTCGTATCTGTCCAGATATCAAGGATAGAACGGAAACAATTTATTTCATCAATGGTAAAACCGCCGTCATTAATATGGAATATTGCGTAATCCCCATATTTTTCATTTATGTCCTGAACGTAATTATAAAATTCTTCGAACCGTTCCAGGCGGTCAGTGTCGAGCATGTACCACTTATGTCCAGCCGGAAGCGTTTTTATAAAGTTTTCCGCGTTCTCTGGATAACTAAACAATCCGGAAACTGTTATTTTGCTTTTCCTGTCGTCCTGTGTGGCACGGTCGATCATTGTAAACACCGCCCAATTTAATCTATTCAAATATTTGTTTGCCATTGCTTTTTCCTCCTGTTAGAGTTATAATAACTTTGCTGGTATTTTAATAATTATATTTAGGGCTCCGGGCTTTCCGGAGTCCCTTTTTTAATTTCCTCCAGTCTAATAACAAGCCCTAACTCATTATTCTTGTTTGATCTTGTGATATAGAAATCAATCACCCGATCATCAAAATATTTTTTACAGGTCTGAAGCATTTTGCCGCTCATTTCCCACTCTACAAATTCGCTTTTTCTCCCTTTCTGGATTTCAAAGAAATCACAGTGCATTGTGTTAAATAAATCTAAAAATTTAATCATACTTTTTTCCTTCTTTCTCCCGGCTCTGCGTCCGGGCTGTTTGTTCTCTGTTGATGGTTATATAATACATTATATTTAATGTAAAATCAATATACAAAATACATGAAAAATAATGTAAATAGTTATACGGAATTTGTGCATTATTTTTAATGTAAAAGTTATTGCAATTAAAAGTTATCTAATATATAATGTAGTTATATAAAAAATGATTAGAGAGGAGAAAAAGAAATGTTTGTATATAGACTTAACGTATTAGAAACTTTAAGTGATGCAGGCTATACGCCTAGCAAATTAAGAAAAGAAAAGCTATTGGGGGAGAATGCTATACAGTGCCTAAGGGAAAATAAAATGGTAGGGATTAAAGCACTTGACAAAATTTGTTCTATATTAAATACGCAGCCGGGGAATATTATAAAATATGTAGATACTACAGAAAAGCAGAAACTTTAAAAATAATGCAAATCAGTATTGACAATTACATTATAAATAAAGTATAATAAAGACAGTTAAAGAAAACCAATTACACAGCCCTTACAAGGGGCGGACAGGAGGGGAAAATGGAATATTTAGTTAATGAGAAACGCAACAATCAGTTCTTTCCGGGGAACTGTATTTACATCCCGGGAAACTACCCGGAGGACTGGCGGGAACGCCTGGAAACTGGTGAAGTCATCAGCTACGAAGAGGACGGCGAGCAGTGCGAAATTTGGCTCGAAATGGAGGCGTAAAAATGAAATACATAATAATGGATTATAAAGACGGTGATTGCTTCACCGATGAATTTGAAAGCAAAGAAGAAGCTCTGCAGGAAGCGGAGGGACAATGGGAACAATTGACCGAACGCGATCAGCAGCACAGAGAAGCATTTTACGTTCTGGAAAGCGTCAACCCGGACGAAGACGCGCCGGATCATTACGACGGTGACATTGTTAAACGGTGGAAATAAAACGGAGGTAAGAAAATGATTAAGAGAATAAAACTTGAAACCATTTACAAAATGGCTAAAGAAGATAACGAGAAAATAAAAAAATGTAAAACTTTCCCAGACGGATGGGATGAAAAGGTTTACGATTATTATAACAAATTGTCGAAAGATTCATACGACGTTGAAATGTTCATGGGATTTCTGAGTGGCGAAGATTCTCCGCTAGAAATGGCGTACGCATACAGAAGAAATATGTATATCATGTTGTACACAATGAATGTAACAGATACGATGGCATTTGTAGATAGCGAATACGATATATTTTACGTCGTATCAAAAGACGGTGATGAGTATAATAGTTGGGAGTGGTGCTTCACAAACAATATTGACCCGATCAAATACAGAGGTGAGGACGGAGGCGAGCCGGTACCGGAGTGGCTCATAAAAAAATACGAAGAACAAATAAGGGAGGAAAAGAGAAATGAAGAAAACAATTGATCTATTAAACGAAGTTACAGAAATGGGATTCGGCAGAGAGCAGGCGCTTACAGACATCGATGCAAGCCTCGACTCAGAACTTGAAGAAAGAAAGCCACTCATGGAAGAAGAAATACCAGAAATTTTATACAATGATATTCTTGAAGGATTTCGAGCAGACAAGGAAATGAACGCATGAAAGCAGTAATGATACAAGGACATATGGACGCCGCCCGGTTTTCAATGCCGGGATGGAATGGCAAGCGGGGCGAAACATACCCGCTTCCGCCTTTTTCTACAGTTGCTGGGATGGTTCATTTTCTTTGTCGGTGGGACAGTTGGCACGATATGAAGATATCCGTATCCGGCAATGGAGTCATGAACAAGCCGGAAATTTGCATGAGGTGGCGTGGCGGAGCTGTCGCAGGATCAGAGACAGAGGAGTTTAAGCAGCGTTTTCCGGTCAGGGTAAAATCTGGGGATTCGTTTGTAGGCTGGGTCAATACGCCAATTTATGAAAACATGGTGTCTGATCTGGACCTGCGGCTGCATATTATGCCGGATAACCAGGAAGAAGTTGACGTAATTTACAGGAAAATCTTAAATCCGCGGACATTTCCAAGTCTGGGACGGCATGAGGACTTGATAAGAATTGACGGAGTGCAGGTTGTTGATGTTTTACCGGCACAGAAAATGACGCTTGATATGTGCACTTACGCACCGACTACGGCAGAAACGCCCGGAACTGTTTACACAGTTCATAAAGATTATACGATCAGCAAGAGAAAGCGAAGATTTAATGATGTTCGAGTAAAATATTTAGATAGAGGAATGAAAGTAATTACAGATTGTGATAATTTAAACAATCCTTGTTTTTTCATCTGATTTATAGTATTATTTAGACAACAATTACTGAGGTAATTGAATGTAAATTTGAAATAGTACTGAATAAGTGCAAATTTTAATATTTCCATTTTGGAAAGACACAAAATAAGCCCCTGAGAGATAATCCCGGGGGCTTTTGCTGTCTTATTCTGGCGGCGTAATGAGTGAGGGGAACAACCCCGCCGCCGAAGTTGTTAAAATACATTTATCATAAAACTGCCGAAGTTGTCAAGCAAAAATTTTTTTATTTTGGGACTTGATTTTTAAAACCGATGTGGATAAAATAAAATCAACGACAGGCGACGGAACTCAGGAGGGGGCGACAGCCAGAGCGCGAAAAGAATAAGAATTTAGCAGGCCAGATCACGCCGGACAAGGTTCCGGAAGGTCTGGCTTTTTGTGCGTTATACGCCGGAAAATGACCGTATTACAAGATGTATAAATATATAATAACTGTATTTATAATGCCCTCCAAGATTCTAAAGGCCTAGAGTTTATTAATATACATACTATACAGTACCGTATAGATATATAGAGTTAATAAGAGTAATGTAGCAGTAAAAATAAAATTAAATAGACTGTTGACAGTGATGTAAAAGTATGTTAAAACAGAATTAACAATTGAATACGCCGAAAGGCAATAAGAGATAATTAAGACTATTAGAAGACGATTAAAACCGAGCAGATCGGAAAGAAGAAAGGGATTTAGAAAGGTCCCAGAGTGTATCTGCGAACGTGTTTTTGTCGTCTTTTTTTTATTTCAATTTTTGGAGGTGATACAGTGAAAAAGAGTAATACAACAGTAACAGAACAGGGAATAGAAGTATATGAGAATGATATATACAGGCTTGTGGATGAATATATAAACACTGTGTTACAAGTATCTCCAGAAGAATTTGACACACAGAAAGAATATAAAGCTGCTGTTGCTGATAGTTTTGTTGATATGATTTTTTATATCGCTGATAGAATACCTAAACCGAGTAATGATGATATAGAGTTATTAGATAATATATTTAATATATTTGTCAGGATATGCAGTAAATACAATGTGTTACCGACATTAGAAGTATTTAGCTTTTTAGTTAATATTAATCGGTCAACATTTAGTGATTGGATGCGTGGGGACTATAGAACAAGCTCATCGCATGGCACCACGGTTAAAAAATGGTTCGATATCTGCAAGAATTGTACAGTCAATAGATTGAACAACCAGCCTGGCACAAACGCTAATTTGATATTTGTTGCAAAAGCAGCTTATGGAATGGCAGAAACAGCGCCAGTGCAGACAGCACAGCAGGACGGCATACCACACCAGACAGCGCAGCAGATCGCAGATAAACACAGGGCGGCGCTGGAGCTTCCAGAGATGGAAAAGCCGGAGCTGTAACAGATCAGAGACCCTAAAAAGTACGCAGAGGGCGGACAAAAGAGCATGGAAATAGCTTGAATAGTGTAAATTGTATAACATGTACAATATAAAATGACTGTGTTTGTTTAATATGTACACCGATCTATAAAGAAAACTGAAGTTTGTTCCATAGATACATATGTTCTGGCTGAATAACCGTTATCACACATTCCCTTGACCACTGCCGCAGGCCATTAAAAGTCAGCGTTAAACCAGGGAAGCGGGAACCCATGGGGCGGCGGGCTTCCCTGGTAGCGTCCGGCAGGGGACACCGGGAGGGGGTCTATATAAAGCCCAATACGCGCCGAGTGAGTACCCCGAGTTCCCGAAAAATAAAAAAAGCCTCTTCTAACATCAAGGCTTAAAAATCCCAAAAAACAAAAAAAGAGTTCCCCACGGCAGAGATAGTGATTGCAACACAACAAGCGGTAAGCCTTAACCGTTTCTTTGCCAAATAAATAAGGCGATATCAGAAAGGCAGGTACAAGATGGAAAAAATAGTAAACAATGATGGATATCTTCGGTTAGGGCTGATGGATATTGCTAGACAGTTACTGACTATCTGTAGTGAAACTGGCGTTTCCAATATCCAGATAGTCACATCACCTTGGAAAGAAGGCAAAGGGATTACGCTTTTAGCAAAAACTGATGACAAACCAATCCTTTCAGTAAAAATGGACACTGCCTATGAAAAAGAATAACTCTCAAGGCGAATCAATCAGAATTAGACTCACGTATCAGTTAGAACGAAAGCTCATAGCCGAAAAGAACCAAACCGGCAAAAGCGTATCGCAGATCACCAGAGAGGCATTGGAACAATATTTTCGAAAGAGATAGGAAAAACGCCGACTCAATTTTTCTCGAAAAAATAAAAAAGAGGTTTTTATATGTCAGAAGAATACAGTGAACGCTTTGATGAACTTCGTAAGAATCGAGTCGAGGTAAGCTATCATAAATACGGTCCTGCCAGGAAGAATTTTAAAACCGGGAACGTGCAGGCACTCCCGTCTATGGAACGGTGTATTGAGAAATATAATTCTACCGGAAACACAGAATATCTCGTGGATGCAGCAAATTACCTCATGTTCGAGTTTATGTACCCGCAGCATCCTAAAGCACACTTCAAAGCTACAGACAGCAAAGATAGCGCCGGGATAGTCGGAATCAGCGTAAAGGAAATGGAGGACTTGAAGAATGAACAATACTAACTCTGTAACTGTTACGTACGCAATAGCCGTTTTGAGAAATGAACTTCTTGCACATGGAGAAGTTTACAATGGTTTCAAAGCAAGCCTTAAAACAGCGATTGAGAAGTACTGTACATGCGGCCTGCCATTCGAGCCAGAAGACGAGACCGCCGGTAAGATTCTTGATTTTATGATCGGAGAGGAACAGAAAGAATGATTCTTGCAAAATTCGTAGCAGCCATGTTGGATATTGCATTTTTTACATTGGTTTTAGCATTTCTTATATCACAGGACGAAACCGAAAAGAAAGGCAATCCAATAGCGACGGCAGTATTTATATTAATGGAAATATGTTTTGCAGTTAATTCAGTTGTGATTTTTAGATTATAAGGAGAACCCAATGTGGTTAGCATTCACAATACAAATTCCCCTGTTCACCATACTGATTGAACGGGTGAAAATACAAGAAAAGCAGAAGCCCGTTGTTCTCAGGTTCGGGAAAGCCTTTGAATCTGACAGGTCGAGGCATCCAGAGTAGCTTAGGTCTGCGTTGATGAAACCCAACGGAGAATAACTTTTCCCACCCATTGCAAAGTAACTGGCGCGGACTTAACGGTACAAATATAGACATGATGCTTTCTAAAATTTTATAAAATATATCACTCTATCACGAGTCCGGGTAAAATCCCGGACAAATAATGGGCTATCGCCAAGTGGTAAGGCACAGCACTTTGACTGCTGTATTCGCGGGTTCGAATCCCGCTAGCCTAGTCGGACTATATTGTTTAGCCATGATATAGTTCCCCTCCGAATTGGTTCCATCTATCCCAACGGGGATGATTAAAGGGGCTTCAAATGCCCCGGATGGACTCTGCTTATGCAGAACAGCATTTAGACCCTTTGTTGCGACTGCGAGGGCAAGAATCGCAACAGCAGAGGAAGTTACTCTTGAACTGCAATAACCCTCTGCTTAGGAAACTTAGTTCAGTTGGCAGAACGGTCGGCTCATAACCGACAAGTCACAGGTTCGAGTCCTGTAGTTTCCATTTCTTCCATATGCTGTCTATCCGTTTTATGGACAGAAAAAACTGTTGAATGAGTGTATGTGGATTATTTTCATGAAAGGTGTGTAACGGCACAGCCTGTTCGATGAAGATAATTCCCCGTTCGGCACAGTCTCTGAGTTAAATTGTCGTCAATAGGTGCACGTTGAGGACAGGAAGTTTTCAAGAGGCATATAAAAGGTTTCGTCGCTATACACAAAGACATCAATATCCAAATCCGAAACAACTCCGTGGGGCTGGCACGGTTGAAAACAGCCTAGTGGAAAGCATAACACGATAAACATATTGCTAACCCGGGGCTTCCGGGTTATGTGGAATGTGCAGCTAGTGGAAAGCTGATAGGGACGAGTAACCTAGTCTCCGGTTCGATTCCGGGCGTTCCGCTTTAATCCACTTAGAGTTAAGCTGTTTGTATACAGGCGGTCTATGTCTCAGGTGGATTTACGCATGAGCGTAAACGTACAACTCACTAGGCGTTTGCGTAAAAAACTTTTTAGAGAGATGAGACCACGGGCCGTGAGAAGTGATAGTCGGCAATTCTAAAAGAACCATCTAGTTCATGCGTTTTACGATGGAAAGGTTAATGCTTATCTGGATATTTTCATCTGGTCCGAAAGCATGTGATGTGGAAATCAACCCAGTCCCTTTTCGGAGAACTGGCCGTTACAGGCGGTACGGAATGTAGCTCAGTGGTAGAGCAATGGCATTGTAAGCTATGTGCCGCAGGTTCGATTCCTGCCTTTCCGATTCCAATGAACTGCAATCATTGGAATCTTTTTCTCTTACTTCGTTCGGTTCCAGTGTTTCTCGTTGGGAGATTTATGCCGTTCAAGTCGGCACACTGGACTTTTTTAATTAAGGAGATGGTGTTTATGGACACAAAAGGATGTAAATGTTGTTGCACGTGTAAATGATACACAGTATGCGAAGGCGCCTGCTGTAATGGCGACAGTGAACATTGTGCAGACTTTAGATTCTTTAATGATGGCTGCGAAGCTGGGAGAACCTAGACTATGAATCAATTAACAAAATAATGTCTGATTTGAAATTTTATAAAAACGCTTACAAACAATTAAGAACACGCTGTATCGAAACAGCAACAGATTATTTTGATCGTGGACAATATTATGGATTAATTATCCGCCCAACAAGGGAGAAGAAATGCAAATAGCAGGAAAAGAAATTAAAGACGAGTGTTCCAGATGTGGAAACATCCTCGAATGTAAGTTGTTCCGTCAGGGACATGGAATAAAACAGGAACGTGAGAATATAGCGAAGATGATTGAATGCCAGATGAAGCACAGGGAGGAAAGAGAAAAAAATGATTAAAATTTTAGTTCCTGGAACATTAAAAAGAATAAAATGTGTAAAATGCGGAGCATTGTTGCAGTACGATGAAAAAGAAGATGTTAAAGAAGAAAATATAGAGAAGCATTTTGCTACAAATATGCCATCTGGATTTGGGTACAAGCAAAAATACATTGTTTGTCCACAGTGCAAGAATAAAATTATTTTAAGTTCGATCAGATAGGAGGGATATTCGTGTTCAAAAAGATATTCAATCTCTATATAAGATACAAGACAAAAAATCTCACAAGGATTCCATTGTTCATAATAACTTTTGACTGGAAGAAATTTCATAAAGACGGAAAAGAAAACAGTTGTATGTTATATATCTTGCATCCAGACATTGCAAAAGATCAATTTCTAAAAAAGAAACTGTCTGAATGCGTGGATTATATTCGAGATAACTACAACATGGAAATTTTTACAAAAATTTAGCGGGAGGAATTTCAGGTGAACGGTGTTGAAAGCAAAAAAAATTTGAAATTGGAAAAGGAAAATAAAAGACTTGTAGCAAAAAACAAAGAACTCAAAGAAAAACTCGAAAAAGCCAATTTGACTGTTATGGCATATATAGAAGAGTTGAAAACCAGAGAAGTTATGAAAGGCGTTTGGGAGACGCAACCACCACTGATATCTTCTCAATCTGATACGGAGCATAGTAATCAATGGTACAGTGAACGACACCAGTCCGATTGCATCCGAATCAACGAACTAACAGTAGCTCTTGACGCTTTGGTTGACCGATATGCAAACCTGAGAAAGATTCATGGGCTGAGCTGATGAGAATTATTTATTCAGGCTCAGACATTGATTTTCTTGACACCACATACAATATTGAGGGAGAATGCCACCGAATGAACATCCCGACTAGGTTCTATCCAGACAGACGCTTGCTTCTGGCAGGGAATACGACCGTCATATACAACAAAACGGGAAATCTTTCTAAAACATGGAAAGCAGATTATATCGGGGACAATTATTTGACGATTTTGACATTGATCAGAAAGGACAACGGTAAATGAGCATTAAAACAGCACTTGAATCAGAAGGAGTAGACTTCTCTGAATATATGAATATACCCGAACCATGGGACGGCTCAGCACAAATTAAAATGGAAAATGGTACAAAGTGGGTGATTTGTCCGTTTTGCGGAAAGAAAGCCTTAAAGATTTTCCCAACCACAAAGATTTATCGGATGCCGTATAAATGTAAGGGTAGCAACTGCAAGAAAGAGTTTATGGTGAATGTATGAATTGGTTTAAAGAAAAGTGTTCACACCTATATGAGGAAATTGGGAAATACTATGACAAAATAGATTACGGAAATGGTACTCATATAAATGCCTGTATTGTAAAAAAATGCAAAAGATGCGGAAATATTACAGCCAAGACTGTATATTCAAATGTATTTACAATGTATACATCTTCTATAAGAATTGATGATTGCGTAAAAAAACTGATAGCTAAAGGATATGTTGACAAGGTTGATTTCTTTTTGGAACATGAAAATGATAATATACCGTGGAAATAGAGGTGTACTGAATGAAGAAAGCAAGAAAAATATGTTGGATAATTGCGAATTTCATAATATTCAAATGGGTGGCAGATTATTTGATAGCCACAATTCAAATGATGATTGAAAATCATTGGGGATTTTCGGTAGTACCATTATTGTTTATGGCAATATTCGCAGAATGGAAAGTAATTGAAAATATTTTTACTTAAATAAATAAGTAAACCAGTCAGAGAGTCAGAAAGGAGTGCCATTATGAGCGACTTGAAGATATTTACAGAAAACATCGAACCAGAAGCGTTAAATCAGATTTATACATTGATAAAACAGCCTGCATTTTCTGAATGTAAAGTACGAATCATGCCAGATGTTCACGCAGGAGCAGGATGTGTAATTGGCTTTACTGCCGATCTCGGAGATAAAGTAATTCCGAACATTGTTGGCGTGGACATTGGATGTGGAATGCTTACAACACAAATTCCTACCGATGTGTGGACAATAGATTTAAAAAACCTTGACAAAGCAATAAGAAACAATGTTCCGGCAGGAAGAAATGTACGTGACGAAATCATAAATTTTGAAGAATTAGAAGAACTTCACTGCTTCCATCAGCTTAAAAATATCGAATGGATTTTCAGGAGCCTTGGTACACTTGGGGGCGGAAATCATTTTATTGAAGTTGACACTGATTCAAAAGGGGTAAATTATCTTGTAATTCACACTGGAAGTCGGAATCTCGGGAAACAAGTAGCTGAAATATATCAAAAAATTGCCATAGAAGACATGCAGGGTACAGACAAGCTCGAAACTGAAATACAAAAATTGGTGAAAGAATACAAGCGTTCTGGCAGACACAAGGAAATCCAACATGGTATTGACGAATTAAAACGAAAATGGAAGCCAGACAAACTGGGTATTCCGAAAGAATTGTGTTACTTGACAGGAGAACATAGAAAACAATATCTGCATGATATGAAAATCTGCCAAGAATTTGCAAGAATAAACAGGCGATGTATACAGAGTGCTATATTTTACACTATGAATTGGACACTCCAAAGAAATACATGGTTTGATACAATTCATAATTATATTGACCACGATACAAACATTGTTCGCAAAGGTGCAATATCAGCTAAACATGGTGAAAAAGTTCTTATCCCAATGAATATGCGAGACGGATGCATTATCGCATTCGGAAAAGGAAACGAGGACTGGAATTGTTCAGCCCCACATGGTGCAGGACGTATTATGAGTCGGTCAAAAGCAAAAGAAAACATCTCGTTAGAAGAATTTGAGAAGTCTATGAATGGGATATATACAACATCCGTTCAGAAATCTACGATTGATGAAAGCCCTATGGCTTACAAACCACCGCAAGAAATTATTGATAACATCAAAGATACCGTAGAAATAGTTGATATTATCAAACCTATATATAACTTCAAAGCAAGCGAATAACAGTCAAAGAGCCACATGAGAGCCAGACTAAATTCTAAGAAGAAAGGAGGTCTGGCTCTATTTTTATGCAAAAATTCACAGAAGGTTCGTTTGAATGGTATCGGGCGATTTTAAATCAAATTATTAATGGTGATATGACAGTCTATCAAAACCAGAAAGACTGCCTTGATCTGCTGTTAAATATGAATATTGACCTTCCTTTCAAGGATAATCCAGATGCGCAACAGATGGGAATAAAGGTGAGCCAGTATTCACACAATATCGCAGAAAGGCAAGCTGCTATTACTGGAAGTGGAGATTTTGATGATATTTACTGGAAATATTTGCTGTTGGAAGCACAGAATTATCAAGTAGACAGTGGATTACTATATCTCGAGAAGAATAGAATCCCGAAAGAAAGATTCTATGAGCCAAGAAGAAGCGTATTCATGCAGCATAACATCATAGGTTCATTGCAAGATTTGATGGATGATAAACTTGATATATTTGCGCTGAGCGTACCACCCGGTTGCGGAAAATCTACTCTTGAAGATTTCTTTCTGTCTCTGGTAGGCGGGTGGTTTCCGAATGATTTCAACCTGTCATCAGCGCACAGTAGTATTCTGACACGTTCACTTTATGATGGAGTTCTGGAAATCATCAATGATCCGGTTGAGTACACATGGCATGAGATTTTTCCGAATGTAGGAATACAGGGAACAAATGCAAAGGAAACTACGGTCAATCTCGAAAGAAACGGACGATTTAAGACTTGGACGTTCAGATCCATTGATGGTTCATTGACAGGAGCTACCCGTTGCAACAGATTTCTTACCGCCGATGACCTTGTGTCTGGTATTGAAGAAGCACTGAACAAGAATCGACTGGACACCTTATGGACAAAAGTAGTAAATGACTTGCGCTCTCGTAGGCTAGAGGGTTGCAAAGAGTTTTATATAGCTACAAGATGGTCAGTACATGACCCTATTGGAAAGCTACAGCAGTTATACGCCGGGAACCCTAGAGCAAGGTTTATAGCAGTACCGGCACTTGATGAAAACGGAAAGAGCAATTTTTTATTCACAGTAAATGGGTTCTCTGAGAAGTATTTCAACGATGCTAAAGAGTCCATGGACGAAATCTCTTATAACTGTCTTTATCAGCAACAACCGGTAGAACGTGAAGGATTATTGCTTCCACCAGATAAGCTAAAAAGATTTTTCTTTGGCAAAGAAGACGTTCCCGACGGATGCACGGACGAATACACAATTATACCAGACAAAGAAGCAGATGCGATATGGGCAGTGTGTGATACAAAAGATAAAGGTACAGATTTTGAATCATTACCTATTGCATATCAATATGGGGATAAATTTTTTATCCCGGACGTTGTTTTCGATGATACCACAGATTACGACATCCTGGACAGAAAGACTGCTGATATCTTGATAAAACACAATCCGCATAAAATCAGATTCGAGTCAAATAACGTAGGAAATCGTGTTGCACACAACATTCAAAAGATAATCTCAGGGAAATGCCGAGCGGATATCGAAACAAGACCTACGCAAGCAAATAAAGAGACAAAAATTCTCGTAAACTCTGATTACATATCAAAACATTTTTATTTTTTACATCCGAGCCAGTATAAACCAAAATCCGACTACGGATTATTTATGGGAAATGTGACCACATATACCACAAGGGCAAAAGTAGCTCATGATGATGGCCCGGACAGCTTGGCGATGATGGCAGAGTACGTGCAGAATCCATTAGGCGGAAAAGTAACTGCAATGCGCAATCCATTTTGGGGAAGGAGATAATATGACAACAAGAGAATATTTAGGTCAAATTCAGAAATATGACAAGCTTATTAAAAATAAAAAATACGAAGAAGAACATTTAAGAAGTCTTGCTCTTGGGCTTAAATCGTTCTCATATGGTGAAAAAGTTCAGTCTACTCCGAATCCCAATCAAATGACCGATGCCGTAAGCGAACTTGTTGACATTCAAACAGAAATCAAAAAAATGGTTATTGAATACACAAAGAAAAAGCAAGACATTATTGAAACAATAGACAAGGTGAGCGATATCAATTCAGATTTGTATGATCTGCTGTTTAGGCGATATGTAAAAGATGAAAGGCTTGAAATGATTGCCTGTGAAATGGGATATTCCTATTCTCATGTGAAATTATTGCATTCGAAAGCACTGAATATCGTCAAAAACATTAAGAATTTTGAAAGTTAATACCTGATAATACTGAATAATACCTGCATATATTATATAATATAAGCTGTAAAATAAGCACCGGGAAGAACCCTTGGTGCTTTTTTCATGCAGAAAAATAGGAGGACAGGCAGTGGGGAGAAACAAAATAAACTTTGTTGACCTATGCCAAGGAGAATTTGGCAGAAAAACTGCCTATACTGGCGTAGACCAGATTACTCCCCAGAACGTGGCACAGGTCCTTTCTGATACAATCGGAATCCATAACAGGAATAGAACCCTGATGGATTATCTTTACAGATATTACAAAGGCGATCAGCCAATTTTATATCGTGAAAAACTTGTTCGCCCAGAGGTCAACAATAAAGTTGTTGAGAATCATGCCCTTGAAACAGTCAAATTCAAGGCAGGGCAGATATATGGAGAACCTATTCAATATGTCTGTAAAAAGAAAAAAGCGAGTGAAGAAACAAACGAACAAGTTGATAGGCTCAATGATTATCTGGACGAAGCCAATGCAGACGCCAGAAATATTCAACTTGGGATATACCAGAGTGCAGTAGGAACTGCATATAAAGCAATCTTGAGAGAGGATGAATGGACAAAGGATGGAGACTTACCGCCTTTCAGAATATTTATCCCATCACCGCAGGATGTATATATTGTTTATTCAAGCGTTACTGGCAAACCAGTGCTTTCCGTTCAGATTTTAAAAGACGAGGACAATCAGCAGTATTACCAGTGTTATTCTTCCAGACAGTATTTCAAAATACAAAATGGAGCGGTAACAGAATCTGGAATCAATGGTTTTGGCGGTATTCCTATAATTGAATATCCAAACAATCACGACAGACTTTCCGATATCGAAATTGCGATTACAATGTATGACGCAATCAACAAATATCAATCTGACAGGCTGAATGGGGTTGAACAGTTCGTACAAGCCTTGATGAAATTTAAGAACTGCGAGATTGACGAAGCAGAATTTGTAAAAATGATAAAACTCGGTGCTGTATCTGTAAAAGACGTCGGGAATGGAACACAATCAGACGTTGACTTAATGACTGCTGAATTAAATCAGTCAGAAAGTCAGGTTGCAAAAGACGATATTTACAACAATATGCTGATTGTAGAAGCAATGCCGAATCGACAGAGCAATACCGGTGGAGATACAGGAAATGCAGTGTATCTGAGGAATGGTTGGGATTTTGCAGAACGAGACGCAAAATTGGTAGAAGCATTTACGAAAGAAGCTGAAAAAGCATCTGCCAGAATTATTTTGAATATCATCCGAAAAACTTCAATGGATGTAAATATCTCGACCAGAGATTTTGATGTAAAAATCACCAGAAACCCGACAGATAACATGCTTGTCAAAGCGCAGGCACTTGATTATCTGTTCAAAAATAAAATTCATCCGCTTATTGCACTGATTACTTGCGGATTATTTAGTGATCCACAAAAAGTATATGAAATGAGTTTGCCATATCTCGGAACCATTTATCCGGAATTGGCAGACCCAGACTCAGAGTTGCAGAAAGCGCAAGATTTGCTGAATGGCTTCAATAAGGATGTGATTTCAGAATGAGTATTTCATCATACGATGAATTAAATATCAGGCCCAACAATCGCAGAAGTGAACCGTATAAAGAATATTTCAGCAAAATGTCAATATCAGACAAAGAAAAGCAAGAAAGGATAGCTTTTTCTGAACAAATGGAAGAAGTTGTCCTTTATATTTTAGCGTTGATAGAAACAACCATAGAAAGTGGAGAATCAGATCAAGAATACATTCAGACTCAATTTTACGACAAATATCTGGATGTAATTGCTTCGTATATGCTTATAGACACATATATCAAGCAATATGCTCTTGACGTGACAAAACAAATTATTGATGCAACATTTGAAAGATTTTCTGCCGAAGACAAAAGCATTACTGATGATTATTACCTGTCTAATGACCGGGCAATGTTTATTTCAGAATGCGAAGCTAATTCGATACTGAATTACAGACAGTATTCAAAAGCTGTGAAAGCAGGAAAGACAAAGAAGAAATGGATTGACGTAGGAGACAAAAGGGAACGAAAGACACACCTCGAAGTCGGAGAAACCATACTCCCGATTGATGAGCCGTTCTCGGTTGGAGATAGCTTGCTACAATTTCCAAAAGACACCTCGCTAGGAGCTTCGGCAGACGAGATTGTGAACTGCCGGTGTTCAATTCAATACAGTTAATTTAGAGACGAGTAAAATCGTCTCTTTTTTATTAAAAAAATATGCACCCCGATAGCGTAATCATGGGAGACACCTTGAGCTGAGCGAACAGCGTAAAAAAGCGTATTGGTGACAGGAGATTTCAATGACAAGAGAAGATGTAAAGAAGATCTTTCCAGATGCAACCGATGAGCAGATTACCTCTTTCCTGAATCAGTCAAATTCTGATGTAGCTAAGGAAAAAGCAAAAGCCCAGAAAGTAAAAGAACAAGCTGAAAAAGCAGATGCACTGGAAAAAGAACTGGAAGAACTCAAACAGCAGAACATGACAGATGCTGAGAAAGCAGAACTGGAACGTCAGAAAGAAAAAGCCGCAAACGAGAAAAGAATTTCTGACCTTGAATCTGCACTTGCGACTTCCCAGAGAGAAGCTCTGACAGGCAAAATCACTTCTATTTTTGCAAGTGCAGGAATGAAAGGAGATGCCTATGCAGGAGCAATCAAAGCATTCTCAAATATGGATGCCGAAGATGCACTCAAAGAAGCCCAGAATTTTGTTGATGAAATTTCCGAAATAAATAAATCAACGCTTGATACCGCAAAAGCCGCATGGGAAAAAGAAGCCCTTGAAAAAACACCTAATCCGGGTGGCGGTAAATCTGGTGGAGAACCAGAAAAGAAAAGCGAAGCATCTGAATATGCAAAAGCGTACTCAGCAAAAATGTGTCCAGAAAATAAACCGGCAGATGATAATGCCCCAGTAAATATTTAAGAAAAGGAGATTTAGATTATGGCTTTTATGAAAACAGAGCAGTACGAATCCACACCTAATATCCTCGAATCCGAGGTAGGACTGGTACTTAAAACCTATACAGCAGAACAGACAAATGCTGAAACCGTTGGAACTAAGAAGATTATCAAGGCAGGTTCCGTATATCCGACAAACGCAACTGGTGCTAAAGGCATTGTATTTGAAGACGTCGATATGACAGACGATACAAAACGACCGATTTCCGTAATTGTTGCAGGCCGCGTTCTTGAAAAAAGGCTTCCGGTAACAGTAGAAACCGCTGCAAAAACAGAGCTTGAAAAAGCAGGTATCGTTTTTGTAACCACTACAGACCCAGAATTTTAAGGAGGTAAGCAGATGCCATTTAATATTTTAGAATCAATCACACAGGAAGAAAGACTTAACTTTTCTCAGGATTTCAGCGTAAAAAGACCTGGCATTCTTGACACCATCTTCCCGGATGTCAAAACCCAGTTCCTGAAAGCTGAATACTACAGACTTATGGCTGGACAGAGACTTCCAGAGGTAGCATTTGTTCATGCACTTGATACTGAAGCAGAAATCGGAACAAGACCGGGCTTCGAAAAAGTTCTGACTGAAAAGCTCTTTATTAAGAGAAAAATCAATCAGTCTGAGAGATTACAGCAGGCAATTGAAAACGGTGTGCCGGATGACGAGAACTTAAAGAGATTTGTATTTGATGATGTAGCTAACCTGTTTGAAGGCGTTGTTGCCAGAGCAAATGTCATGAAAGGACAGTTCCTTTCTACTGGTGCAGTAAAAGTCAAAGAGAACAACGTTGATATGAGCATTGATTACGGCGTTCCGTCCAGCGCAAAGGTAGAAATGACAGACTGGTCTAAGCCAGATGCAGATATTATGGGCGATATCCAGAAGATGGTTGCTATCGCAGAGGATAATGGTTTTGTGGTAAATAAAGCCCTTACATCTCTCAAAATGATTAACTATATGAGAAACAACACTGCAATGCAGACAGCGGTCTTAGGAGCAGCAAACAAACGTCTTCTGACAAAACAGGAGCTTACTAATCTGCTTATGCAGGAATACGGAATCACAATTGATCGTTGTGACGAGAAATTCAGATTCAGAAAAGCAGATGGTTCACTCAAAACAGGAAGATACTTCAAAGAGGATGTATTCACTCTGTATGAAGCAGAGCCGAACGGTTCATTTGGTACTGGACTCTGGGGCGTAACACCAGAGGAACTTGAGTACAGACAGTTCATTCAGGAAGAAAATCGCTCCTTCGTAACACTGTCCATGTGGGCTACGCAAGACCCAGTTGCAGTTTGGACTAAAGCATCAGGTATGTTTGTTCCAGTAGCAGCAAAAGCTAATGGCGGTATCGTAATCGGTACCAAAGCGGGGGAATAAACGGGCATAGTCTCGACGAGAACAGCCAGTCACCATCTGTAGTAAGTGTTAATGATGCTTCAAAACACAAGTATACAGAAAGCGAGCTGTCAAGCATGACAGTAGTTCAACTGAAACAGCTCGCAAGTGACAATGGCTATGCCCTGGCATCGACAAATAAGGCTGGTATTATCTCTGAAATTTTATCTCAGCAAGGGTAGGTGATCTTGAATGGACGAACGGCTTGTGAATGATCTGAAAGAGTATCTATCCGATGATGTGGAAACTGACGGTATGATTTCTTTGTCTGTGAAGCGTGCAATTCGTTCATTCAAAAAGAAACGCAACTATCCGTCTGGATATACAGACGAAAAAATCAATACCGATATGGAATGCTGTTATGATTGCATATTTGATCTGGCTCTCTATTTCCTTGTGAAGCAGGGAGCCGAGTTCCAAGAATCGCACTCTGAAAATTCAGTAAGCCGAAAATGGGAATCCGAAACGGAAATATATATCAATCATGGCGTTTTTCCATTTGCAGGAAGTTTAATTTAACTAAGATGGTTGGGTCACGTGGCACAGTATTTTTGTCCTCCCGGAGTGCCGCTGGGTTGCTTATATTCAGTAGGGAAAAGCAAATGTTAAGGGAGTGAAGAAAGGAACTGGCGATGGGATGTGAACATGAATGTTTTAATGAACACCGCATAGAAGAACTGGAAAAGAATTTTCAGCTGATGCAAGAGAAGCACTCTGATCGTAGTAAAGAGTTTTATGAGCGTATCGGGGAACTGGAAAGAAAGACAGCATTAAGTGAGAATGACTTGAACCATATCAAGTCGACTGTGGATGAGATGAATAACAATATAAAGACTCTCATGGCAGTCCCGGGAAAGCGTTACGATACAATCATTGTATGCGTTATTACAGCGATTGTCAGCGCAGTTATCGGTTTTATGTTAAGCGGTATTCTTCCAGTTTGATTCCACTTGTAAGGGAGGACGGTGGAAATATGAATTATACAGACTTTTCAGAAGATGAAAGAAAATTTTATTTAAAAGAAGCAGGCTTTGATTCCAGAGAAGAAAAACTGTTTCGATTACGGGCTTATGGCGAAAAGACACTATGGGAAGCATCTGAACTTATGGGGTATAGTCCGAGAACAATAGACCGAATTAACAAAAGAATAAAGAAGAAAATTTCCAAAGTTGCCCCGATGTATTGCCGGGGCTTTTCTTTGTATTATGGCGAAAACGTGGCGAAATAGTGACGTTCAAAAACAGAGTTCCTTCCTATATAATATAATCATAGGAGAAAACACAATGATTATGTTAAGGAACCCTTACGAGGGTATATGGGAAAAGCATCGTTCCATAGATGATATGGATATGATTCTTGAATCCCGGACAGGAGGAACAGATTATGGCAGGTTATCCGTATTATCCGCAACAGCCAATGATAAACAACCCATACGGACAAATACAGCCGTATCAGGACAGGCTGGCACAATTGCAGAATAATTACCAACAGGCAATGCCTTATGGTCAAATGCAGATGCAACAGTTACAGTCAATTCCACAATCCCCTATGCTTCAAGGACAGATGGTGGATGGGATTGATACTGTAAAGGCTAAAGATGTGGATATGTCCGGCAATCCTGTTTACTATCCAAAAACAGACGGAACTGAAATTTACAGAAAACAGCTTCAATCCGATGGAAGGAGCAGGATTTTTGTTTACCGACTCGTAAATCCAGATGAACAGCAATCTAAGCAAGATGAAAAGCAGATTGACATTGAAGCAATGTTTAATCAGCTTCGGAATGATGTTTGTTCGGAGATTTCTGAAATAAAGAATATGTTTCCGACGCAGATGTCGGGAACACCAGAACCTAAGCAGAACGGAGGTAGGCAGAGATGATGAACCCTATGCAACTTATGCAGATGATACGTAACGGTGGAAATCCACAGCAAGCTATCATCAATATTATGAAAAATCAGTCTGGGAACAGCCCAGTTATAAACAATGCTATCAATATGATGGAAAAAGGCGACAGTGCAGGTCTTGAAAAACTTGCAAGAAACCTTTGCAAAGAAAAAGGAATTAATCCTGATGATATGTTATCGCAGGTTAAGAACCAGTTCGGAATAAAATAAGCGGATAAATTATTTATCCGCATATCTCCAACCAAATCCGTGTGTTTGAGAAAAAATGCCTTTGCAACATTTCCCTATTTTGGACTCCGAACATCCAGTCGCTCTGGAAGCTTCACCTATACTTCCAAAAGTGGCAATAATATTCCCAGTGTTTAAATCAATTTGGCTCACTGGAATAGAAGATGCGTTTTGGAATCCGGTTTTCCCTAGCCACGGTTTAGAACCTTTGTTTATTCCGATTTTGTAAGCGTGCAAATTGTTTTCGGAAGACGTGCACCATTCAAGGTTATTTACACAATTATCTTTTTTGTTTCCGTTAATGTGGTTAACTTGAGGCTTGTTTTCCGGATTTGGAATAAACGCTATTGCAACAAGACGATGTACCATAAAATACGCAGGCTTTTTATTCCGATATAAACTGACTCGCAAATATCTCCCGTCAGCGCAGATTGGACTTAATATTTTGATTTTGGAATGATGGTTTCCTGATTGCAAACTTTTTACATTCCCTAGATTGCTTACTTGATAAACACCTTCGTATTTTGGAATGTCTTTCCATATTTCTTTCATAAAAATAACACCTTGCCTTTCTGATGTACGCCTTTATTGGTTGTGGGAAAATCACTAAGGCATGTGACTTTCGGGTCGCGAATCCCTATTCCCACATAAATATTATACTATATTTCATTTAACATTGCTACAAAATTGAGCTGAAAGCCCGGGATTTCTACTTGATTTGTAAAATAAATCAAATAGGAGGTTTGAATTTATGATGAATTCAGGCGGATATAGCCTTGCTGACATTGCGGCAGCAACAGGCTCTAATAATCATGCAGATGATGGCTACGGCTTCGGCGGTGGATGGGCATGGTGGATCATTATACTTCTCATCTTTGGTTGGGGAGGCAATGGCTGGGGCTTCGGCGGAAACAGAGGAAATGGAAGCACAGATTTCTTAGACTCTGCTTTACAACGTGGCTTCGATAACCAGTCCGTAATTAGCAAGCTCGATGGTATCAGCAATGGTATCTGTAACCTTGGTTATGACCAGTTGGCTCAGCTGAATGGAATCAATCAGAATATTTCTAATGGATTCCACGGCGTAGATAATGCTATCTGCAATCTTGGCTATCAGACCCAGCAGGGATTTAATAGTACAAACATTGCACTTATGCAGGGACAGAATGCATTACAGTCTCAGTTAGCTCAGTGTTGCTGTGACAACAGGGAAGGACAGGCTCAGATCAGATATGATATGGCTACCAACGCTTGTGCAATCCAGAACTCAATGAACAACAATACCAGAGATATTCTGGAAAATCAGAACAGCAACACCCGTGCCATTCTTGATTATCTTTGCCAGAAGGAAACAGCAGACCTTAGAGCAGAGAATCAGGCACTTAAACTGGCGGCTTCACAGTCCGACCAGAATGCGGTATTACAGGCGGCTATGAACGCAAATACAGCAGAAATTCTCAGACGCACTGCACCACTTCCGGTTCCGGCATATCCGGCAAGTAATTTGTATGGATATTACGGAAACAACGGATGTGGATGCAACAGTGGTTGCTGCTAAGTAACTCACCCTTAGAGGTTGACTAAATTCTAAGAGGTGGGTTGCGGCTCACCTCTTATTTGATTGAGAGGTATAAAATATGAGTTGTAAAAATGTTTGTAAGCTTTGCAGCCATCTTGTAATCAGCCAGTCTGTATCGTTTACCGGTGGCAATCTTGTAATCACACTCCCGGCAGGCAGTTATTCCAATGGAGAAAAGTATTGCATTGTGATCGCACAAAGTATACCAGAAGCCACCACAATTACCGCCCCGGTAATGATTCAAATAGGAACAGGAACAACTTTGTATCCGCTAGAGAATCGTTGCTGTGCACAGGTTACGGCTTGCGGAATAAGAACCAGAACGAAATACGCAACCAGAGTAGCTACAAGTGCAACTGGCGGAGTATTCAAGATGTTGGGAAATCCAGCTTGTAGTCCGAGTAACAATTTAACAGCAATTAATGGTACAGCCCCAACGACAGACACACCTGTTACACAGGCTGCCAGAAAGGGGGCAATGTAATGCATAAAGTTGCAATGGAAATGGGTAAATGGGCTATGGAAAAAGCCAAAGCACATGGATTTGACAATCTTAGTTCTCAGGATTGGGATGATCTGAAAGATTGCTTAGAAGCAGTAAAATGCGCAATTTGTGCAGACAAAGATTATCGAATCGTAGAAGCTATGGACGAATGCGAGCAGGAAGAGAAATATCTTGGACGCATGGGATATGACAGATATCGTTATGCAAACGGCAGATTTGCACCAAAAGGCAGAGGAAGTCGTATGGGATACAAGCCATATCTGTACATGGAAGATGATGACTGGATGAATGAATATCTGAATAATCCAGAATTTGAACGCAATATGTACCGCATGGGATATCACCCAGAATATTCAGACAGGAATATGGGGAATGATGGCATGAATCGTCAGCAGTCCAGATATGGTGAAACCTACGACAGGTACAGTGAGAATCGCAGACATTACCATGATTCCAAAGACGCTGAATCAAAGAGAAAAATGGATGATTCCATGAAAGAGTACACAGAAGATATCATCCGCAATATGAAAGAAATGTGGGACGATGCAGACGCATCAATCAGACAGCAGATGAAAACTGATCTGACACGTTTCATACAGCAGATGAACTGAATATGAAATGAATTTTGCCCTTGTTACAGGAATGTAGCAGGGGCTTTTTAGTTATGGAGGTACATAATATGCCGAGAAAAAAAGCGGAAGTCAAAATTAAAATGATTTGTGAGAAATGCGGAAAACCACAGAAACCAAGTGCTGACAAATCAACAACTAATTGGAATGTATATGACTGTCATGAAAAATGTGAATGTGGTGGAAAATTCGTAATGAAATTCGAGGATTGATTATGGAAAATTTGACTGTAAATATTTTAGGAAGCGAGTACAAAATATATTTCAGGAATGAAAAAGACGACGATTTACTTGATGGAAAAGGCAGAGATGGATACACGGATATGTCCGCGCACGAAATTATAGTGTGTAACAAAAAAGATGATTGTGAATTAAGAGATTACGAAAATTGGAAGAAAAACATTCTACGTCATGAAATTGTTCATGCTTTTTTATTTGAAAGTGGACTTGATTCTTCGTCTGCCAATTTTTATGGAGCATGGGCTACGAACGAAGAAATGGTTGATTGGTTTGCAATTCAATCTCCAAAGATTTTTAAAGTATTCCAAGAACTTGATTTAATTTGAAAAGGATGGTGATAAGCCATGATAAGACAATTTTACATGAACGGCGACCTATGGAGAGTGCAGTTCGTATCTCCGCACGACAGCGTGTTAATTGATCGTACAGGCAATAGAACGCTTGGGGTATCGGATTATTCCACCCATATTATTTCAATCGCAAATAACCTGCACGGAGAGCTTCTGAATCGTGTGTTTATTCATGAGTTAGGGCATTGCGTAATGTTTAGCTACGGTCTATTACCAGAACTTCATCACATGGTCAAGAAACGGTATTGGGTGGATGCAGAAGAATGGTGCTGCAATCTTCTGGCCGACTATTCTTGTTTCGTGATTGGCACAGCTAGAGATATTTTAGGAAACCAGTTCACATATGTAGCTCCTATCGGGGCAGAAAGGATGATTGCATAGATGGCAAAAGCAGAAAACACAGTTATTTTTGATGGAATCAAGTACAATCCCGGTGATGAATTGCCAGATTTAGGCAGTTGGGTGTGTACAGATGCAAAAGGCATGGTTCGTGATTACGAAGGGCTTTCAAAGGACGTATCGAAGCTTCCACATTATGTAGAGAGTGGTTCTTCGGCGTTGTGCCTTGATACTTCTGAATTATACGAGTATCACAAACCTACTGACACATGGTACAAACTGTAAAGGAGAAGCGCATATGGCATTAACAGCAAAGAAAGTATATGCAATTTTAAAACGCCAGATTTCCGATATGGAAGCAAAGTTAAACAGCCCTGTAAGATACAGAGGTACAGTTGCGACTGCTGATTTGCTTCCGTTAAATCCAGATATCGGAGATATGTACAATATCGAGTCTAAATCTGTCTACGGCGAAGCAGGAATGAATGTGGCATGGAACGGCGTAGTTTGGGACACCATGGGCGCTCCGATTGATATGTCACTTTACATTAAATCAAGCGAATTGGCAGATTGGGTAAAACAGCAGAACAAGCCAACATATACAGCTGAAGAAGTTGGAGCGTTGCCGGCTGATACAAAGATTCCAAGTAAAACCAGTGACTTGCAGAATGACTCTGGATTCTTGACTAAAATTCCAGACAATTATCTTTCTGAAACAGACAAAACTTTGAGCGTATCGGGAAAAGCTGCTGACGCAAAGGCTACCGGAGATAAAATCACAGAATTGTCAGCTAATATATCAAATAAGTTGAATAAGAACCAAGGTTCGGAAAACTCTGGCAAGATTGCCGGAATTAACGAATCTGGCGATATTGTCCCGATGTTCCCAACAGGAGTGCAATACAATGAAGAGACAAACCTTTTAGAATTTGGAACGGACCCGAATATGCTAAACAAAGGAATACAGTTGGATGCAACGCTAAAAAAGAGCGGATATGCTGCTGATTCTGCCGCTGTCGGGGAAAATATTGATTCACTAAAGGAAGATTTATCCACCAAAATCACTAAATTCTACGCATCAAATCAAGGCAAAACCCATCTTGCCGACTCTGACAATGGAAAAATCATGGATATGATGGTGTATGGGAAGTCTGAGCAGAAACAATACAGTGGGAAAAATTTACTGAAACCTCACACTGTTAAAAGTGAAACATTACATGGTGTCACCTGCACATATAATAATGATGGGTCCGTATCACTCAAAGGTACTGCTGAAAACGATAATGCAGATTTTTATTATTTCGGCACCTTTACCGGAACCGAAGCCATTCCAAATATAGATAAAACTAAAACTTACACTTTAGCAGGAACAGGTACGAGCAAAATACAACTTTTTGCGAGTGGACTCGGAAACTCCACGAATGGTGCAAGTATTACAAGCAAAGGAAATGATATCTTTTATGTTATGTACAGAGTACCAAACGGAACCACTGTTGATGCAACTATATACCCTCAGATTGAACTCGGTTCTGAAGCCACTTCCTTCGAACCCTACACCGGTGGCATTCCAAGCCCGAACCCTGATTATCCGCAGGAGATTAAAAGCGTTGTGAATCCGACTGTGAAGGTGCGTGGGAAGAATTTGTTAAATTATGACGCATGGTCACAAACAAATTGTGCAAATGGAAAAGCTGTTTATGAGAATAATGGAGTAACAATTACTGCTCTCAGTAGGGATGCTTTTACAAATTTTGATATGTTAGAATTTCCGACTACAGCACGAATCCCTGTAAACGTGGGAGAAACCATTACGATATCATGGGACGAACCTCTCAATAAAGAAGGAATGGTGTATGCTTTTGGAAATGCGTCTACAAATAACATGACATATGTTAATAATTCAAGTTCAAAGCAATTAAAATACACTATTCCAAGTGGCGTCACATTCATTACATTTCGATTTGGTGTGACAAACGCAGGAGATACTATTAGTTATAGGAATATCCAAATCGAACTCGGTTCCACTCCAACCACCTACGAACCCTACCACGAACAGACCGTCACTCTCCCATACACATTAAACGCAATCCCTGTAAATTCAGGCGGTAACGTCACAATCGGCGGTCAGCAGTATATCAGTGATTATGTGGATGTGGAACGTGGGAAATTGGTGAGGATGGTTTATGTTCTTGATGCCAGTGCAAATGCTGACATGTTTCGTAATTATTGGGGAGGTGAAACAGATGGAAAACAATATTTAATTCGTACGGATTTTGCATCTCCCCCATTTCTAATAGAAGAAAATGCGCAAACATGGTGTAACAAATATAATTTGCTGTCGAATAATTTTGAATATACACGTTTTGATGGCTGTTTAGGCAAAAAAAGTTGCGTTTATATAGGGAATCCTAGAAGTATACAGATTTATTTGAATTTATACAATCAAAAATTATCAACCATCAAAGAGCAAAGAGAATGGCTGAAAAATAATCAAACATATATATATGTTCCTTCAAGCACTCCCGAAGAAATCAATCTCACACCAGAAGAAATCAAAGCATTCAAAACACTTGCAACATATTATCCAACTACAAATATATCTGTCAATTCAGAACAGCTTGACGGATATACAGTATTCAATTATCCGATTTCAATGCAAAATGGTTGGAATTATGTAAAACAGCAGATAGGCGATACAAGAGACTATATCTATGATATGGACGCACGTGCTCAGGATACTGATTTACAGGCGGCAGAAGCTTATGTCAACAGCGAATATGCAGTAGTATTAACGGAATTGGAGGTGTAATTATGTTATATAGAACATTATTAAAACTTAAAGAGAAAAACGGTCTGACAGATGATTTAAAAAATAAGATTGATATTTTCTTTGCGACTGGCAGGATTACAGAGGAACAGTATAATGAGTTGATGGATGTTAGTAAGGAAGAAACTGAGGATTCCGAAAAGCTGACTAATTAACTAAAGAGGGCTTTAGTTAACTATCAAAACCGTAGGTGCAGCACATTTAATTATTATGAACATGGACAATAAATAACAGGAGAAATCACATGAAAACGCAGAAAACAAAAGGATTTTATGACCGTGAAAATGATACGGTACATATTTTTATTCCACCTGCTCCGACAGAATCGGAGAGAGGCGGAATTACTGCAAAAGAAAAAACAACGGAATCCCTCGAAGTTGCTGTTGACTCAAAAACAGGAAAGGCGTACGTGGCACTGGATTCTACTCTTTCCAAAACAGGAGAAGCGGCAGACTCAGCAGAAGTAGGGAAAAAGATTAGTGTCCTAAACGACATTATCTGTGGCACACCACATACAGATACCGTAGAAGAATATCTTAACCGCCAGAGAACAGGTGTGGTGTATCAGTCAAAAGAGTGGAAATCAGCGGTAAATCCGACAACTACGATTGAGAAACTGGGAGTAAATGCGCTTATTCCATATGCTCCATCAACAGATACCGTAGAAGGAGAAGATGGTTATGCAAACCGACCAGAATTTCAGTGGTGGTACGGAAATTACATTCGTCACGACAATGAAGATTATGAACTGACCGCAATCGAGGGTGAGGATGGATACTCAGAAACTGGCACAGCAGATGTATGTTCCTTCGGTCCAATGTTCTACTATAGAAAAGAAAATAAAGGAGATTACTATCTCTGGTCATGGTCAGACAAACCGCATGAAGAACTTGGATTAAAACCATTCCAGAAGAATGCTGATGGCTCCGTACCTGCTTACTGGCTTCTTTCAGCGTTCCCGTCCGTAGCAGGTTCTGATGGATTACCACATTCTCAACCAGGAAAGAAGATTTTAAGGAATCAGAGTAACGGTAATATTAATACAAATTACCAGAAAAAGGGAAAAGGTTATCATGGCTGCGGAAAAGAGCGCCAGACATTCCTTATGATCTTCAATGCAATCAAAGGCGGACAGAAAAGCTCACGAAAAATTTCGCAGGGTGTAAATAACTGGAATTTCCAGTATGATGCGGCAGAACAGAGATCAGAGAAAGCAACTTACTTCCCAGTAACAGCAGCACAGGCGGCAAATCTGGAAGTTGGTTTATATGTTTCTGTTGGATATGGTTCTAACAACAATGGTGCAGTAAATAAAGACCGCGGAGTCGGAACTATGCATTCCTATGCGGACGACGTAAAGATTCTTCGTATTGAAGACCTTGCAAGCGGAAACAAAGCAGTGTATCTGGATATTTCAGAAGGATTTACTACAGCACCTGTAAAACTTACGGATACCTTAAATGCGCCGATCACAATGTCTTCTATGCACATTCACACTGGCGAGACGAAGAAAGTAATTGGAAAGCATGACGGTGCAGCTGTATCAAACACATCAGCAAGACATCCATACAGAATTCAGGGTGTCGAATATCAGGTAGGCGCTTATCATGTAGCTGCAAATACAGTGATGGTATTCAAAAGTGATTACAGCAAAGATGTATATGTTCGCGAAAAAGGAACTGCATGGAGCGATAATGAAGCTACTATCAAAAGCACATATAAACTTGTTGGGAACATTCCTGCCAGTGCAGATGGCAAAGGAAGTGACTGGTGGGTTGGCGATGTAGATATTGACGAAGAAACTGGCGCATGGTGGCCAGTAGCCGCAACCGATTCTTCTGACCGAGGAATGGGAAGCAGAATTTACGCCGGAGGAACAGCCACATCGGGGACAAGAGAATCACTTGAAACCGGGTACCTCTGGGCTGGGGCGCACTCCGGTTCCGCGTTCGTGGGTTGCTGGGTCGGGCTCTGGGGTGGCTGGTGGCTCTACGGCTCCTGCGATTAAAAAGGCCCTCAGGGGTGAATTTTCCGAAGGAAAAGAGGGGCCTTCCCCTTAATTCCTTCCGATAATCAATAAAATAAAACATAAGGACTCATGGTGCAGCCGGGAACCTCAGGAATGGGACGAACTCCGGTTCCGCGTACGTGAATTGCAGGAACGGGCTCTGGAATGACAGGTGGAACTACGGATCCTGATATTATTTATATCAAAACCAGTATTATATGCATCATGTTTCGCACCTGAAAAGGGTGTAGCCGAAAGGCTCTTTACGCATAAGCGTTAAAATAAGTAAGAAAGGCCAGCCGAAAGCCGGAGACGGTAAGTAGGGAATGCAGTGTATGAGACTACATTCGGGGCTAGTAGAAAAACCGAAAACCCTCTTTAAAATAATCGAATGAAAAGATATTGTAAGGCCATTGATATAACAGACCGCGGATTAATCAGCACAGCGGTATATAAATGTCTGAAAAAGAAATACAAAAGGAATGATGTACTGAGACTGCTCAGCACATACACCATTTTGGACGTCAACCAGATTTACTGCATATTCAAAAGGTACGGAAAGAATGCCATACGTTTTCTGGTAGAAGCGGTGATTGATGATATCCGAAATGAGATCATAAACTGGGACATCAAATTTCCTCCGGTATGGTACCGGGAAAAAGCAGATCCATCAAGCGGGAAAATTCGAAGAATCGGCATTCAGAACATCAAGCATCAATTATATGACTATATAGCAGTCGAAGCGTTACAACCGATTCTGAAACGAATTGGAGAGCATCAATATGCATCTATCAAAGGACGTGGAACCTTAAGAGGTGCAAGAGATACCAGAAGATGGTTAAGAAACCGTAAACTTACATATGTAGCCCAGTCGGATGTAAAGAAATGCTATGAAAGTGTAGACAGAGAAAAACTTATGCAGTTCCTGGAACATTATGTTAAAAATGATCTTCTGCTTAAACTGATAAGAAAGCTGATTTACAGTTTTGAGAGAGGATTAAGCATAGGCTCCTATTTGAGCCAGTTTCTCTGCAATCTATATATGAGTATCCTATATCACGATATTGCAGAGAACATGTACCGGATCAGAAAGCATCGAAACGGGTTCAAAGAAAGAATCAATCTTGTAAGAAAGCAAACTTTTTACATGGACGACATCCTGATTGCTGGTACAAACAAGAAAGATATCGTAAAAGCAATGAAAATGTTCATTAGAAAAGCAAAAGATATGGGGCTGACCATTAAGAACACCTTCCGTATCTACAAAATAACTGGAACATTCGTGGATATGATGGGATACCGGATATATCAGCATAAAATGACTGTTCGCAGAAGAAACTTCCGTAGAATCAGAAGGGCATATAAAAAGGCCCTAAAATGTTATGAGACACATAAACCAATTCCATTTAAACTGGCAAAACGATGTAGTAGTTTCTATGGATTCCTGAAGAATACAAATAGTAAGCACATCCGGAAGAAATGGAAAGTAAAGAAGATTATGAAGATATGTAAAGGGGTGATAAAACGTGAAGAAAGTAAAATTTACACAGAAACAGCCATTGCTTAAGATGTTTGATTCCGGAGACGGAATTTATGTATTTATCTGTGCAAACGAAAAAGAAATCACAGAAGAAATACAGCAAGGAAATATATCAGAAGAATCACAGAGCCACACAGAAACAGTATACGAATATGACTGTAATGAATTTGTGACATCTGCAGATCGGCTTCCTGATATTGAGCAGAAGCCAAAAAAGTATCTTGACTATGTTCCAGAAACTAAAAAGAGCACAGAACAGCTTCTGGCAGAACAGTCAGAACAGATCACAGCGCAGGCAAAACAGATTGAGATGCTAAAAGAGTGCCTGTTAGAAATGAGTGAACAGGTTTATGCGTAGGAATTTAATCATTATGTTATTAAGCAAAGGAGATAAAGAAATGATGGCAAAATTATGGGTTACAGAAATCTTAAGCAAAGAAACAATTGAAGAAGCAAAAGAAGAATACAAGAGAACACCGAGGCTCCTGAAAGAAAAGGTAAAAAAGCTTCTCGTTGATGCAGGCATGGAGGAAATTACTGAATAAATGACGAAGCTTCAGATCATTTCAAAACTCTGGCCTGTAATCTATGATATGCAATTAGCTACGAAGCCCTGGGAAGAGATAGACAAAGAGCTAGATATTCTGGAGTATAAATGCCGGAAATATGTGGATACAGACGATTTGGAGGAAATGCCATGAGAGGATTAAAACGGCAAAAACAAACAATATACTGGTCCAGAGCAACAGAAGACCTTGACGGGATAGACACAATCAAAACGTACCAAAAGCCAGAATTATATCACTTCTCCGTATCTGCGACCGCCGGAACGCCAGAGGAATTATCCGCCGGTTATATCCCAGACTACGACAGGTATATCACAAACTTCGACCGCAGCTTCAAGCCACAGACCGCCGATGTATTCTGGATTGATCGCAAGCCGGAACTGACCGGCGCAGGCGAACTTGTTTTAAGTGAAGACGGAGAGCCTACAGTACCGCCAGATTACCGTCTGAAAAAGATTCTCGATACCCAGAAAGGCAATGTGGCACGATACGGTATTAAGTACACAGGGGATGGCTCAGATGGCGAATAAGAGCATTAAAATGGAATTGTCGCATAAATCTATACAAGACACAATAAAGCAGCTCAGAGCGTATCAGAAGTCGCTTGTAAGCAAGAATGAAGAGTTTGTTCGTAGACTGGCAGAACTTGGAATCCCGGTCATAGATGAAAACATAGCATTGGCACAAGGCGATTCTGACAAAAACCATAACACCTATATCAGAATCAATAACTTTGGCGGTTATTCTCAGGCGACGCTTGTGTGTGAAGGCTCTGACCTTTTGTTCATTGAGTTTGGGTCGGGCATTCACTATAACACTCCGGCAGGAACCAGCCCACATCCAAAAGGACAGGAATTTGGATATACAATCGGTTCATACGGGCAAGGGAATGGAAAGAAAGATTCTTGGGTTTATTATGCCGATTCTGGAGAATGGGTACGTTCTTACGGTACCGAAGCCACCATGCCGGTTTATAAGGCAAGCGTGGAGATCATGCAAAACATCAGAAAAATTGCAAAAGAAGTGTTTGCATCATGAAAGTTAATACCTGATAATACTGAATAATACCTCTGTCTTTGATATACTATAACATATAAAAGCATCTACCTGAGTGGTGGGTGCTTTTTTCATGCAAAAAAAACATAGAAAAGGAGAATGTAAGCATGTTAGTAGAAACAATGATTATCAAAAAAGTAGAAACGAGCATTGTCACAAGCCTAGATGTCGCAGAAACTTTTGAAAAAGAACATAAAAGAGTATTGCAGGACATTAGAAATTTAGGATGCAGTGAAGAATTCGGACAGCACAATTTCGTGCTTTCCTCATACACAAGCATCCAGAATAAAAAACAACCTATGTACTGCATGACGAGAGATGGATTTACGCTTCTTGTTATGGGATACACTGGCGAAAAAGCCATGAAGTTCAAAGAAGGATACATTCGCCAATTCAATGCAATGGAAAAAGTTCTTTTGGGAAAAATCAGAGAACGAGACAAAGGCATTGCAGTAAGACAGGCATTGACCAATGCGCTTAAAGAATCACAGGAAAACGAGAGAATGCATGGTCATGCGTATTCAACGTATACGGATATGGTGTACCGAACTTTATTTGGAATAACCGCAAAACAGCTTCGAGAGGAAAAGGGACTGTCTACAAAAGATAATCTGAGAGATTTCTTGACAGAAGAAGAGCTAAAAGCTGTCCAGTCAAAGGAAATGCTTGTTAGTGGTTTGATTGACTGCGGATGGGGATATTCTCAAATAAGAGATTTCCTTAAGACCAGTCTCAGAATATGTTAGAACAGGCGGGGTGATATAAAATGCCAGACACGATTAACAACCCAGTATCAGAAGTATTTTCTAGGTGGAGTAAAGATATTCAACCAACAGTCGGCAAAGGCAATTTTTCCATGGAGAAAAGCCAGACAATAGCATCTGGCAAAACGAAATACGCCAGATTGTTCATGATGGGGAATCCCACGCAGTCAACAAGTCTTGAAGGTCACGAATGCGCAACAGTTCTTTCATTTCAAACGGAAAGTTACGCATCTGGGACAAAGGCTTTATCGACTGCATACGAAATCGACAGCAAAAGTCATCAGGCTATGGTTTCGATGGGCTTTCGCCGGACATACGGACCGGAAGAAGTTGCAAACTCCGAAAAGAGTTTCAAACGAATCATAAGCCGGTACAGCAGAATTTACACCGGGCAATTATTGGAAGCGTAACAGCTTCTATTTTTTATACCAAAAAAGAAAGGAGAGTGTCCTATGAGTAAAGATAAATTACAATGGCTGAAAGCTGCGGGAATCAGAGCTGTTAAAACAATTGCTCAAACAGCAGTTGCAACAATCGGAACCGCGACAGTCCTTGGAAGCGTTGACTGGAAGATGGTCGTATCTGCGTCCGTTCTTTCCGGCGTTTTATCCTTGCTTACATCTGTAGCAGGGCTTCCAGAACTGAAAACAGGCACAGATGAATAGAAAGGACGGTGATCCTTTTATCTCCCGGATGCAGGGTTACGCATCAGAGCCATGTGGCTCTTTTTTATTGTAATTTTATAGCTGAAAAAGCAGAAAGGAGCCGAATATGGCAGACAAAGGAAATATAGCAGGCGTAAGTACCGTTGGTTCGCTTACTGGATATGCAGTTGAAACAACAGCAGGTACTAAACCGACAACATTTAAACTTCTTCACAGAATCAACGCTTCTGATGAAATCAAAATTGATGTAGAAACAATCGACGCTTCCGCACTTGAAGATGAAGTCGAAAGAACTATTGCAGGACGTGGTTCTACAGGTGGTACATTTAACGTAACTGTGAACGTAACTGATGAAACTATCACTGAATGGGAAACCTTAATCAGCGAATATAAAACAGGAAAAACAGATGGAAAATCTATGTGGTATGAAGAATACTTCCCGTCTCTTAAGAAAGCATTCTTCACAAAAATCGAGCCACCGACAATCATTCCTAAACCGGCAAGAGATCAGAACGGCCTGTTAACTGTTGAAATGTCTCTTACTATCAATGAGTACGTCGGACCGAGTGAAGCGGTAGTTCCAACTGACAGCGGCATGTAAACATATTTGGGAGGACAAATAATATGTATAAAGTTTTAAAAATCGGCGGCAAAGACTACAAGCTTGAATATGGAATTGAAGCATCACTGTTTGATGATTGTGTGAAATCCGTAATGAATATGCTGGTTTCCACAAGCGGTGGAACGGACAGGAGCCTTAAGGAAATGGTTTCTGGAATGAGTAGTATTCCAAATACTGCACTCAATGCGTTCTATGCTGGATTACTTCAATATCACGGCAACCATTCTGACGGTGATGGCACTGTCCCGGATTTAGATACCGCCAAAAAACTTGCAGCACAGTATATGGCTGAGCATAAAGATGATGAACAGGGAAACTTCTACGGTCTGTTTTCTATGTGCATTGAACAGATGGAGGAAGATGGTTTTTTCAAATTAACCGGTCTGGAAACGTTCATGGACAACATGAATGCGGCAATGGACTCTGTGAAAGCGAAGAAAGCGCCGAAGAAACCGACAGATCATCTGAAAAAAGCTACAGCGAAATAATCTGGGATGAATTATACCCAATGGCTGTGCGTATTGGGATGTCAAGAAAAGAATTTCTCAGAAGTACCCTGAAAGACCTAAGAATCCGTATAGAACAATATGGAATCTTAAAGAACAAAGAAATTCAGTCGCAGTTAATAAACATGGACTATCAGTCGTGGCTGACCGGATTGTATGTGAAAACAAGTATTTCATGTGCATTGTTCCCACGAAAGGTTAGTTACCCGAACAGACCAATTACGCAGGAAAAACAGAATAATTGGGTTGAACACAATCCAGATATGCCAAAGAAATCAGAAGCAGAACTAAGACAAGAAGAACGTTACTACGAACTTCTTATCAGGCAGGCAAATGCAAATATATCTGAAATAGGTAATAAAGAGGGCAAGCAGGATGAATAGTAGTCTTGCTTGCCCTTTATTTTTTTGAAATAAAGGAGGTGCTTATATGCCTGACAACACAATAGATAGCCTTGCGATAGAGGTCAGCAGTAACGTATCAAATGCAAGTAAATCCATTGATGATTTATGCAATAAACTGAATCGCCTGAGTAGTCGTATGTCTGAGAGTATCAAGTATCTCAGACATTTTTCGTCCTCTGTCGGTACGGTCAATTCTGCTGTTCAAGCACTTAACAGCATAGATTCCGGGAAGCTGACTACAATAGCTGCGCAACTCGAACGTCTCAGCAAAATAAATTTGAGCAATCTTGAAAATAAGAATCTCAAAGTGAACGTAGAGATTAATTCGGCGGATATGTCTGAAAAGCTGAAATATTCTGTCGAAAAATCTTTGGATGCTACAAAAATAGACGCATCGGCTTTGTCCAGACAGCTCGCAAGCGCATTTGAATTAAAAGGCGGCGCCGCTTCCAAACTTCAAAGACAGATAGATTTGTTGGCACAGCAGCTTACAAATTCATTTGACGGACAAAACTTCACAGCCGGTGACTGGGGAAAGACTCTGGATGATATTGCAAAAAGCATTGAGCAGAGCGGAAAGGTTGTAAAATCTAATCTCGGAAGTTATCTGGATGGTGCAGAACAAGAGTGGCAGGACTTTTACAATTATTTCAAGGGCAAAAAAATCTACGTTTCCGATATGCTCAAAGCAGACATCGGAAAAGGCGAGTTCAGGGAATTATTGCAGCAATACCTTGGCAATATCACAGTTGATGCGACAAAAGGAATTAACCTTAACTCGGCATGGGGAGAATTATCAGAAAAGTTCCCTACATTGATTCCAAATGATACCATCAACGACGCAGATCAGTTGATAACTGTCCTTGAAAACCTCAAAAAAGTAAGGGATTCCATCAAGCCAATATCAATTCAGGCTTTGTCCGGTTCGGATGCAGCAATGGCATCGGACAGGGTATACAGCTCGGTAAATGAGTTAGGTACGCAACTCGGTGCGTCAATCCAGAGGAACATTGCGTCTGCCATGGAGTCTGCAAACGGTCAGATTCCAATTGACGTAAAGATTAATGAAGAAAAGATTGCCAGAGATATTAGAAATGCCATCAACAAGGCATCCACGCTTACCTATGACCCGGTAAAAGTAAATCTCTCAATTAATACGGATGAGCTCAAGAACAATATAGAAGCAAAATTGAACGGTCTGGATTTATCGACAGTAAACAGCCAGTTACAGCAGTTCACTCAGTCCATGAGAACGCTTGGCAGCCTTAATCTGAAAGATAGCGGATTAAATTCGTTTGTAAATTCTATCCGTAGATTGAACGAAACATTAAACTCCACAGGTGATGTGTCTGGAAAGATTCAGAACATGATTTCCGAATTATCTGGTCTTAGCAGTATTCCAGATGTATCAAACAATGTGAACCGGTTTGTTTCTTCGTTGGCAAGATTGGCGAATGCCGGTGGTTCTATTGATGCAGTTGCATCAAAACTTCCGAAACTTGGTGAAGAACTTGAAAAAATCGTAGGCTCATTCTCTGGAATAGGCAATATTTCTCAGCCAATTAATACATTTGTTCAGTCAATATCTCAGCTGGCAAATGCAGGGGATAAAACCGGAAAGACAGCAACTCAGCTTAATGATCTGGCAAATAGCCTAAAATCATTCTTCCAGACGATGAGTACCGCTCCTAGAATCAGTAGCAGTACAATTCAAATGACTCAGGCTATTGCTCAGTTGGCAAATTCTGGGGCGAATGCCGGTAGAGCGGCAAGGTCTACCGCAAGTACATTTTCAGGATTGGGACAGGGCGCGGCCACTTCGACAGGAAAGATCAGAAAACTTGCAAACGCCGTTGGAAGTGTAGGAAGCAAGGCAAAGAAAAGTTTGCCTAGCATCATGTCTCTGGTGGCAAAATTCTGGACGTTGAAATTTGTTGTTGGAAAATTTGGAAGCGCAATTGAAAGTTCCATGAATTTTCTCGAAGATTACAACTACTTTCAAGCGGCGTTTCGCCAGGTGGCAGATAAAGCAGGAAAAACTTGGTCAGAGGCAGGCTATGATTCTGCGGAAGCTTATGCAAATTCATTTAGTAATAGAGCTAGAGAACTTACATCCAAAATGTCTGGATTCGATGTTTCTGATAATGCGATTCTGACCGCAAATAAATCAGGTAAATCACTCGGTATGGACCCGTCCATGCTCTTGAATTATCAAGGCCAGTTTGCACAGTTGTCGTCCTCTATGGGAACAACTTCTGAACAGGCATTAAAACTGTCGAATGCATTAACCATGATCGGTGCTGACCTTGCATCTGTTAAGAATCTTGATTTTAGCACAGTTTATGAGAACTTATCCTCTGGATTAGTAGGCATGAGCCGTGCTGTGGATAAATATGGTGCGAATATTCGTGTGGCAAACTTACAGCAATATGCGGCAAATCTTGGTATACAAACGTCTGTTTCTAATATGGACCAGGCAAGTAAGGCAATGCTGAGAACGATAGTAATACTGGATTCCACCCGGTACGCATGGGCGGATATGGCAAATACGATAAATATGCCAGCCAACCAGTTACGTATACTTCGTGCGAACTTAGTATCTTGTGCCAGAGCGTTAGGAAACATCTTTATGCCTGTAGTTGCGGCAGTACTACCGTACATCAACGGTCTTGTAATCGCATTCCAGAGACTCTTAACATACATTGGTTCACTTCTCGGGGTTGATACCAAAATTGGAAATATGTTCGGTTCCATCGGTGGAGGAAGCGAGAATCTCTCAAATGTGCTTGATTCCATAGACGATTCTGGAATTTCGGACGTTGACGATGCTACAAAAGATACAAATAATAATCTGAAAGATGCGACTAAGAACGCAAAGAAATTAAAACAGTTCCTCGCATCTTATGACGAATTGGAAATTATGAACAAAGACGATAGTTCTCTGTCAGACCTTGCAAATTCTAAAATTAAAACGCCAAAAATTGACACATCTGCAATTGACGCAGGAATCCTAAATGATGCACTGGATAAGCTTCTGAATGAATATCAGAAGAAATGGGATGCCGCCTACAATTCCATGGAAAATAAGGCTATGGCATTCGCAAATAAGGTTACAGACGCATTTAAGAAACTTGCAAAAGCCGCAGAACCTACCACAAAAGCACTGAAAAATCTCTGGGACAATGGATTGAAACAACTCAGAGATTTCACATGGACAGCATTAAAAGATTTCTGGAATCATTTTTTAGTTCCGCTTGGCAAGTGGACACTTGGGGAAAAAGGATTACCACGACTAATCAATGCTTTTAACGATTTTCTTGTGAAAATCAACTGGGACAAAATCAATGCTTCTCTTGTGCAGTTGTGGGATGTATTAGAGCCATTTGCTGAGAATGTCGGAACTGGCTTACTTGATTTCTTCGATGATTTCTTTGACAAGGCGGCAGATGGAGTTAATAAACTTCCTGATCTGATTGACAGGTTCAAAGAGTTTATCGCAGCATTCTCACCGAAGCAAGCACAGTCTATCGGATATTTCCTCGGACAGCTCCTGACAGCTTTTGTAGCATTTAAAGGACTTACATGGTTCGGAAGTATTTTCGGTAAAGATGGAGTGATAGGCAAAGGAATCACCATGTTAGCAACGCATCCATATGCTTCGATAGCGGCAGGATTAGGCCTTACCGTTGCTGCGCTTGATAAATTTGGAGTAATTGATGTTGATTGGGACGGGTTATGGACAAGAATCGGGAATCTTAAAGACGTAATTGTGAATTTCATTAAAAACATTGATTGGGATTCACTGGTAAAGACAATCGGCGATGTATGGGATGTATTCCAGCCATTTGCCAAGGGATTCGCAGATGGATTTATCAGCTTTTTCGATATAATGCTGAATGATATCGGCGCCCCACTGATTAATACATTAGTAAGCATCTTAGATGCTTTCGCAAAAGCCTTAGGAAAGCTTGACGATAAGCAGATAGAAGCTCTTGGCGAAGCTCTAGCACGGTTTTTTATTATAAGAGGGAGCATTAATTTTGCTCGAAACATATACAATGTAGTTAGCTCTATCGGTGCACTCAGAACAATCTTCGGTGGGTTAGGAACGGTTCTTTCCACAGCCAGTGGTGCATTGCAGACATTCTTTGGCTCTGGACTAGGTTCTACACTTGTAGCAGGATTCGCAGACAGCATGATTGTCTTAGGAACCGCAATGGCAGGATTCAACCTTGGGAAATGGATAAGTGTTAATCTGTTCGGTGGCGAAGATAAAACCTTTGGGGAATTTTTGGAAGATAATGTATTCGGGTATCAAAAAGGAGATTTTACCGGTGCTATCAACGAATGGATGAAAGATATATTCGGAGTCGGAGATAAACTGACAGAGGATGATTTAAAGGTATTTCAGAAATATGAAGATGCTATTCTCGGTTTGGTTCACGCAAGCCAGATTTCAGGCGAACAAGCATATCCTTTATTGACATTCCTTTCTGAGTTAAAAGATAACGGATATAGCACAGAACAGGCATTATTTGAACTCGAACTTAAACTTAATAATCTTGGAGTTTCGTCCGAAGATTTCGAGAATGCAATAGCAGGAGTAAACAAACCAGTCAAAGACCTTGGAGATACAGCGGAAACATCCTCTAATCAGTTTTCGAATATGGCTGATCGGATTAACAATGTGTCGTTTGAGGATATCTCAGAACAACTTACAGGATTCCAGACGCTTATCCAGACCGTTGACTTTGCAACTCTGGTAACGGATACAGCAAATGCAATTGATGAAATGGGTGGTATCTGGGAAAATGGAAAACAGATTCTCGGCGAAAAAGCATTACAGATTTATCAGGAAATTGCAAAGGGATTAGAACCGGACGATAACGGTTACTATACTTTGGCAAACGGACAGATGGTGCAGTTTGGAAAAGGTATTTCTGACTATGAAAGTACTCTGCAAAGCACAATGGATTCAACTCTGCAGGGGGCAATCAACGGCGTTCTGGACAACAATTCTGGTTTTGAATTAGTTACAGAACTCGGAAAGAATCAGATTCTTGCCGTAGGTAGTGGGATTGAGCAGAACGGCAGTAAAGTCACTGAAAAGCTTAACTCAACAATTCAATCATCTGCGAAAGGCGCAGAAGAAACTGCGAAATCAAGCGGTAAAACCCTTGGAAGCAACATTGCAGAGGGATTACAGTCTGGAATTAACGGGAAGAAAGAAAGCACAAAGACTTCGATTCTTGACCTAATGAATAACAGCGTAAAAGCCCCTGCACAGGAAGCAGTAGACTCCCATTCTCCGTCCAGATGGTTCAAGCAGCTTGCAGAATACTGCGGTCAAGGATTCCAAAACGGATTAGAACCGGGCTTTTCTGCGTCGTTCACATGGCTTGGAAGAATCCGAACCAGAATCAGCAATTCCATTGGAAACCTGTATAATGTCGGTTGGAACTCTATTATTGGCTTAAATAATGGAATCGTAGGCGCGGCACAACAGCTTTATGCAAATGTGCAAAAAATCGCACAGAACATATCAAATACGTTCCGTAGAGTTCTTAAGATTCATAGCCCATCACAGGTAATGATGGAACTCGGCGGATTTACCGTTGAGGGATTCCGACTCGGTATGCAGAATATGCTTCCAAAAGTCGAATCCACCATCAATGATATAAGCGCCGAAGTGCAAAAAATTAATACACCAACCGCAGACATTATTACAAAGAGTGCGTCCTATCAGGAAGTAAAGAGCAGAATGTCAGTTGATACAGATGATTTTGTGGATGATATTCGAAAAGAAATCATGGCAATCAGCAGTAACACATTTGACAATAATCAGATGATTGGGCAAGCGGTCAAAAACGCCCTGAACGGTATGGCAATCTACGCAGACGGACATCTGATTGGATATCTGAAAGAAGAAAATCAGCAGTTCAGAAACCGTAATGGCTACGGAATATTTGAAGGGTAGGTGATAGAATGAGTGACTTTATTGCAGGAAGTAATTTCCAAGGTTATTTTTTAAAGTTCGGGAGCCAAGTTCTCCCGAACAAATTCTTAGCCTATAATGATTATTCCGCAACTCCGAATCAGCGAACAGAGATAGAAGCATACAGGGACTTGAATAATCTCTTACATAGGGACACAAGCCCGAATTTTAAGACAAAAATAGACTTCAATACGCGACCGATGTGGCTACCGGACAAGATTGAAATGCAGTCTGTTTTCAAATCAGGCTTAGTCAACAAAGCACAACGGAAGTACAAGGTTACATACTGGGACGACGAAGAAAACACCTACAAAACAGGTGTTTTTTATATGCCTGATATTGAATACAAGCCTATCAGAGTTGTAGGAAATAATATTTTGTACAATAAAATCAGAATTGCACTGATCGAATACTAACAACCAGAGTGCATGGGTGTCACAGCTCATGTGCTCTTTTATTTTATAGACGGGAGGATGATTATGGCAGATGCAGTATCTTTTGATAGCTTATTGAATACAACAACCGGAATGACCACTGTTGTCAACAATGTGAAACACGATGATGATGTAGTCAGTGTCACAGGCGTTGATTGGTTTACCTATGCGGGCAAGACTGCCAGTACCATATATGTTTCAGGAAACAATTTCATCGGATTCGGGCAGAAAGCTGAACAGCTCAAAATCTGGCGTAGGGATGGCGCAGTTTATTACATTTACCGTCAAGAGGGGACGCTCACATCAGGAAAAAGATTCCTTAAAATCAGAGTTGAGGGATATGTGTATTATTCAAACACATCTTCATCGTATGCACTGAAATACGAAGTATTCTTAATAGAGGGACAGACATTATTTATTAATGTTGTCCAGAGACCTACAAGCAGTTCATACACCGGCACATCGTCAATCACTGACGGAAAGACCACAACAAATCTGAATATTTCTGTATCTTCTGCGGTACCAATTTCGATTCTGGTAAAGAATGCAGGCGTATCACAGGCGGTTAGCTACGAGAAGTTTGTTGACAAAGTTCTTACCGGAATTACTGTAACAAAAATGCCTAGCAAGACGACATTTTATCAAGGAGAATTATTTGACAGTACGGGTCTTGAAGTGTCAAAAACATATAATGATGATACGTCAGAAGTCACCACTGATTATGAATTATCTGGCTTTGATAGCAGTTCCGCAGGCGCGAAGACTATAACCATCACTGCATCCGGCAAAACCACAACATTTGAGATTGCCGTCTTAGAAGCTTCTATTACTGCCATATCAGTAACGACTATGCCAACCAAGGTAAATTACCACATTGGAAAAGAATTTGATTCTACGGGCATTGTAGTTACTGCGACGACAAGTAATGGAAATACTATAGATGTTACAAAAGATTGCACGTATTCTGGCTTTGACAGCAGTTCCCCGAAACAATGCGGAATAACTGTCACTTACGGTAATTTCACTTGCACGTTTGAAGTTACTATTATGCAGCCAGAAAGAATCTCAAACATAGAAAGTACTTCTGGGATTTATTTCGTAGGTGATACTACAGAGGTAAAAGTTACAGCTATAACTGTTAAATACTCAGACGGTTCAGAAAGAATAGAAAGTGGTTATGTCGTTGAAAATAAAGTTCTTTCAGAATCCGGAACAATTCCTATTAGTGTCAAATATTTTAATGTAATAGGCGTAGTGAATGTTTCTGTGTACAGCTCACTTTTGCTTCATATTGGTTCGCCAAATTACGAGGATGTAACCGCTAATTTTGATCCTAGTACAAATACTTTAACCATATCTGGAACTGGAAAACTTACCGATAGTTTGTCGGATAATTTAGAGAACATAAATATCCCGAACAATTTATACACAAGATGTACAACTTTATTTTTTGAAGACGGCATCACAGAAGTAGTAGGCTCGTTTAGCGGCGATTTTAAGTCATTAGTAGATATTAATTTTCCAAATACAATCACATATATTGATACAGATAGTTTTCCTATATTTTTAGGAACAAGGCTTGAGATTCCAGCGTCAGTGAGCGCTATATACAGCGACGCTTTCAAGTCTTGCCCGAATTTAACGGAAATAATTTTCCATGAAGGTCTGGAAGAGATTGGAGAAGGTTCTTTTGAAGGATGTAATTCATTAAAGAATATTGTGTTTCCAGAGTCATTGTGGGCTTTGGATTATGCTTTTTCTGACATAACTCTTGATTATATAGAAATTGGAAGAAAAAACATAGCATTCGACGCTAATATAAGAGTTCCAGATTGCAAAAATTTAACCATTCGGGGCGGAGACATTGACCAAATATTTTATACAACCAGTTTAGAAAACATTACTTTGAAAAAGGATGTGGTTTTTTCAAGGACTCTTGTTTTTTCAAAATGTTCAGCATTAAAATCCGCAACTATTGAAAATGGTATTACAGTTATTCCAGCAGAATGTTTCAAAGATACTCAACTTACAAACGTATCTATTCCTGCGAGCGTGACAAGCATTGGCGAAAACGCTTTCAAAACATCCGTGACAACAAATATCACATTAAATAAGAAAACTAATGAAATTTCTGGCTCGCCGTGGGGAGCAACAGGCACAATTACATGGTTAATTCTGGCAACTCGAATTGAAGTCTCCCATATGCCTACCAAAACTAGATATTTCGTAGGTGAACCATTTGACGCTACAGGTCTTGTGGTTACTGCGTATTACGCCGACAACACGTCCACACAGGCAACAGGATATACCTTATCAAGCCCAGATATGTCAGCATACGGAAATAAAACCGTAACGGTTACATTCGATGAAAAGACCGTAGATTTCAGCATTCTTGTAGTAGACGTTTCTGGAATCGAAGTAAAAACCATGCCTACCAAAGTTGAATATCCAAAAGGAGACGTATTCGACGCAACTGGACTGTCAATCCTTGTTAAATACACTGACGGAACATCAGAAACAAAAACAAGTGGATTTGAAGTATCTGGATTTGATAGTTCTTCTGTTGGCGAAAAAACAATCACAGTAACCTATAAAACCCATACCGCCACTTTCAAAGTGACTGTATACGACCTTTCAGGAATCCGAATTACAAGTTTTCCGTCAAAAGTTTACTACAAAATCGGAGAATCATTTGACCCGTCTGGTCTGACTGTCGCAGAATTAAGACAGGATGGAACGGAGAAAGAAATCACAGATTATGACATTTCTGGTTTCGATAGCTCCACCGCAGGTTCTAAAACCATCACTGTTTCTTATAATGTGACAGCTAATGGAGTTTCTAAATTTATCGGCTCTGATAGCTTTCAAATCAAAGTCACAAACGATGGAAAGAACCCATTTGATGATAGTTCAAGCGACGGCTCTGGTGATGTTGAAGAGGAGAAAACCGAGCCAATAAAAGTAACGGTACACTGGATTAATGGCGAATTTGCCGACCTTACAAATGAAAATATCGACCAGAATACACTCACTTTGCAGGAGTCTATTTGCTCTGAAAGCTATTTCATTTTCGGCGGTTGTGTCTGCAATCAGATAACGTTTCAGGCTCACCACGATCAGTTCAATGGCACTTCGGAAGAGTTTTATCCGTCTGGGAAAATCGAAGTTTACATCGAGAGAAAAGGAACAAAAATCAAAATCTTCACAGGCGAAATCGACAGCGCAGAGCGGAAAGCAAATTCCCTGACACGTAATTTTATCGCATACGATTATCTGTATAAATTACGAAATACTGACATTGCAAGGTGGTATAAAAACCAGACGACTGATAAGAAGAAAAAGCTGACTCAAAAGCAATTCAGGGATAAATTATTTGAGTTTTTAGGGCTTGAACAGGTCAGTACAAAGTTGCATTGGGACGACACCTATGTCCCTGATACGAATAACTCAAATGAAATGAACGTAGTAAATATTCTGAAAGATTTATGCTTGCAGAATGATCGCTTTGGATGGATGAACAGGGATGGAAAATTTGAGTATTTAAAACTCCGCCAGAACAGCTATAAATACGGGCAGACCACCAGTAATCAGAACATTTATAAATACTACAATAACGAAGAAGTACACCTTGATACGTTCAAGAGTTTTACCGCAAAAGAGGGCAGAATCTGGTTCCCGAATGTTATATTTTGTGACCCTGACCCGAACAGAGCCTTTGGTTTTACACAAGGCGACTATACAGCGCAAGAAGCGTATGATAACAACGTTTATTACAACAGAAATAGCTTCTTTGTGGGTAATGAGGACTGGCTAAATTACGTTTGGAACGCTGACGAATACGGTGGTATTTCAAGGACTGAACCGATTATGAAGATTTGCTATGGCGTATTCGTAAATCAAGATTTGCGGAAATATTATCGTGCGCAGGGATATACCGCCGAGGTTCAGGGAAACCCACTGAACATGGTTGGACAGGCAGTCGAACTCTACTATAAAAAGCAGATACAGCACGACGATCAGGAGCCTACAGAACTGCAATGGTACGTTCATTCATACATTATGAGCAGGACGCTTAAAATCGGCGCTACAGACATGATTGACACCTATTCTGCCAATAATGCACCGTTTAATAGCAACAGTCAGCAGTTAGGAAAATATACTCCTGAAATATCTGGAACGGTTAACCTTACACGATCTGAAATGCCGACAATCAGTTATGCAGAATTTACGGACGGTTCGGATTCTGAATTTTCACCGGCAATGATTGATGATTTTACGGACGGTTCTGGCGATTCTGGTAGTACTTCCGGGCAATTAAAAAAGGCACAATTAAGGTGCATAAAGCGAATCAAGAAAGCTGATTACGACGCTCTTGTAGCCGCAGGAACTGACCGAACAGATACATTGTATTTCACATTTAAGGAGGGCTGATTGGATGATATATAAGGCGTTTTTGAACAGACAGGAAATTGAAGATTTTCCCATCAATGGTGTAAATACAGACGAGATTTATGGCGGTGATACACTTCTCTGGAAGAAAAGCGATGATTCTCCAAAAGAATTGCTTCGAATCTTTACACGATTTACAGGACGCGATTCTGACGGAAATTCTTATGTTTGCGAATATAGCGAAGCCATTATGAACGTATCAGAAAACGGCAACTATTCAATAACAGAACTAGGAAATGCTGGTGCTTCTTTGGTCAATGTATCGGGCTCAACACCTCCATGGCATTCATATTTTGTATATGCATACCTACTTTTCGAAGCAACATTTTCTAGTAAATATGCACCTAGCATTGGAAAATTTGTGAAAAGAACATGGCAACAGTGGGATAAGGACGGAAATGTAACTTACGAAAAAGAACAATATGCATATTTAGGCGTAGGAAAAAACAAATACGATGGCTATTATAGTTTCCTTAGCGGCTTTGGAAGTGGTCCTTACAGCTATGATGGATTATCTGCTGTTTCTTTCAATGAAGATTTTCCAAATATTTCGGGAAGTTCGGGAAACTATACAAAAGATATATATGTAGAGGGTATGGGAACATTCAGCACACCACAGAAATTAATTGAGTATGTGATGTCATAATCATTGTAAAATCTCACTTCCATCGGCTCTTTTTGCTTATTTTAATGTTAATTTTTGCAAATAAGAAGCCTAAAATTGCAAATAAGAGCGCATTTTCCCGAAGAATCGAAATAAGCCCTTATTCGCCAAAATAACCTCAAAATCTCAGTCCTTACCGTACTAAAATGTAACTATATTGGAAATAAAAAATGAATAATTTGTAAACATAAATTTTACTTGTTTTCAGAATAAATCAATCATCTGAGAAAATAATAAAATCCAGAAATAAATATTCTGTCAACGAGCAATTTTTGTTTACATAATATCTCAATGTAACGTTACAATAACGTTACCAGTAACGCAATGTAACGCAATAGAATAAGAATAAGAAATAGAATAAGAATATAATTAATATATATACGAGATATATATTAATCGTCGAATAAGTGCTATTCGACCATGACATTCTCAACTCGTTTCAGCCCAAGGCAAACCATTTTTATTAGCAACTCCGTATTTGACTCATATAGCGATTTTATGTGCAATTCGATAAAATCCTCAAATGATATATAAAAATTGATTTTAGGGGCAAATACGGAGCTTGCAAGGCATATTTAGCAGAAAGGAGCAACGTGATATGACAAACGAACAGAAAACAGTTCTCAGGAAGATTATTTATGCAGTCGAAACCGGTGGACAGGTTTACGGACAACAGGATTATTCGGACTTCACAGAAGCCTATGAGAACAATTCAGATGAACACGCAATCACAATTGGAGCAGGAGCGTGGTACGGAACCGAAGCTAAAACACTTCTGGAACGAATTTACGATGCCGACCCGGAACAGTGGGAGAAGATAGACAAGGTCAGACTTCTGGAACAGGTCCAGACCGCGAACTGGGAATGTTTTAATATTTCCAGAGTGTCACAGCTTGCAGACACCATAGTTGCCCTTATTTCGTCCGATTTGGGCGTTAAATGCCAAGATAGCCTTATGGATGAACAATTAGCCGCCTATGCAGAAGAAGCCCTTGAACAGGGCGTTACGGACGCTAGAGCGCAAGCCATGTGTGTGAATTTTAGGCACCAAGGCGGACAGGGAGCAGTAACGAGGATTTTGGCAAAGGCTCAGAAGCCATATACGCTCGATAATCTCTATGTAGCTTGCCAGACGGACACAGGAAATCAGGTGGGGGCATATAAGAGCAGACAGAGATTTGTTTATAACGCATTAAAAACATATTTTCCAGAAAGTGAGGAAACAGGCATGAACGCAATTGATAAATTAATCCAGATCGCAAAGAATGAAACCGGATATCTTGAAAAGGCAAGCAATAGTCAGCTTGATAGTAAGACAGCAAATGCCGGAGAAAATAATTACACAAAATACTGGCGAGATATTAAGCCGGATTATCAAGGACAGCCATGGTGCGCTGCATTCGTTTCATGGTGCATGATGAAAGCATTCGGCTTAGACACAGCGAAGAAACTTTTGAAACACTGGCCATATGTTTACTGCCCGACAATGGCGGATTTGTTTACTTTGAACAGCAATCCGAAAGTAGGGGATATTGTTATTTTCTACAGACACGGAGAATTTGCGCACACCGGAATCGTAACAAAGGTGTCTGGAGATCAATTCTGGACAGTCGAAGGAAATACTTCTGGTGGCGCTGAAATTATCGCGAATGGCGGTGGCGTGTGCCAAAAAAGCTACTACAATAGTAATCTCCCGGGTACAAAATTCTGCACTCCAAACTACAGTTTAGTAAAGAATACAACGCCAGTTTCAGACTCAGATACCATCAAAAAGCAGAACACAAGAGCCTACATTGCGCAGATAAAAAAAGACACAAAATGTTATACAAAATCAAACAAAAACAGCCCGTCAAAGATGTTTCCAAAACTGAAAAAAGGTGCAGTTGTAGAGGTGATGAAGTACACAGAAACCGACAGTTCAGGGTTGAAATGGTACTTCATCCGCATCCCTTATCCGAACGATGATGGGTTCGTTTTTGAATTTATTCCAAAAGGAACATTCACTAGAATTACAGATATTTCTAAATGACAGTTGTAATATGACTTTTATAATGCTATAATAAATATGTTCGATATAGTAGTTCGTATTGCAAAACCCTTTTATTTTTAAGTGTGACATTAAAAATGACCGCCAATTACTCCTTCCCGGGTTGGCGGTCATTTTCGCTGTCAGCTTATGTAATTTTCATATTTTTCTTTGATTTCTTTTGCCCCATTCTGTCTTATCTGGACAACATCCCCAGAATCCATGATGAAATTATCTCCTGCCGACTGGATGTGATCCATGTTCACTAGATAACTCTGATGGCAGCGCAAGAATCGCTTATCAGACAGCTTTTCTTCCAGATCGTTCAGCTTGCAAGTAGTCACAAAACATCGGTTATTTGTAGCGAAAATATGGCAAACTCTTGCCTGACTCTCGACGTACTCAATTTCATCGTATTTGAGCCGGTTTATCTGCCTGTGGAATTTGAACGTCAATGTTTCATCCCTCATCTGCGACAGGACCTCGTCAATAGCCCGGTATATTCTGCCATATTCCTTGCCCTTGACCGCATACTGCATAGCGCCGACGTCAAATGCTTCTTGTAGATGAGAGTCGTCGGCTGTCCAGAAGATAATCTTTCCATCATATCCAATATCCCGGAGCCGGTTCGCAATCTCCAAACCGTTCTCATTTTCCAGAATCATATCCAGTACAATTACATCGTACCATTTACCCTCTTTCACATCTTCAACAAGCGGATAACCTGCTGAATACTCGCTGATTTCATAGCGATAATCTCCTTTGCGCCGTAAGAACCCCGATATGCGCTCTTTAAACAAGTCAACTTCAAGCTGATTATCGTCACATATGGCTATTCTCATATGCGCACCCTCCTTTCGTAGTCTCAATTTGTCAAAATACGCCATGATTTTGACAGTACACACATTTTTCTTCTTGCTTGTGGTATTATTGTCCCACAAACAAAGTGTAGCACTTGAAATTGTTAGTGTAAAGCATTAAAGTTTGACATAATTCGAAAAATATGGTTTCTGTGTCCGGGAGGATGTGTGGATAGAGAGACTGCCTGCGAGAACGACAGGCAAAGAGAAAGAGGGGCGATTGCCCCTCTTGTTTATTACTTTTTAAAATGCTGGACGTGCTGAAATTTCTACGTTATCATGTTCTGGTAGATCATAATCAGAGATTTCGAAAGCTGTTGTTTCGCCACTTGTCACGTCAACATAACCATAAAAACCGCCGACAATATCATCACCTTGTTTAAGAATAACAGTCATGCAAGCGGAAGTGCAGCTATCAGGGGCTTCGCTTTCAATCTCACCGGTAATTGTGGTATAACTGTATTCGTCTGTCATTTCAGATAAGTTTGACAATGAAAAAGCATCCGTTCCAGAGTCGCCAGAAACGGACTCTAAAAAGTCTGAATCTTCATATGAAACAGAAAATTCGACAGATGCAGGGTCATATTGACCAATGTGAATTTTATCTGCCGAAAATACAGTATCTCCCGGAACAATAGATGAAAATGTATCATCAGTGCTCTTTAATATTTTACCGTTAGCATCTTTTACGACAATATTTAAAGTTACATATCCATATTTTTTAGAACTAGAGTTAGTAACCTTAGCTCCATATGCAATGTATCGGTCGTTATCATAATCACTTGTCTGAATAGTCCAACCGCTTTGTGTTACGGTAATATCTTGGTTCTTTTTCTTTTTACTCTCTTTTTTGTCTTTTTTCTGCTCTGTTTTTGGCACTTGCAATTCATCAGAACTGAGTGAAACACTTCCACCTTTGGCGTATACAGGAACACTCAGAGCCATGACACCACATAAAACTAATGCAATAATCTTTTTCTTCATATCATGTCCTCCCTTGTTCTTAAATAAATCTCATATACTGCACTGCAATAAAAACTACTTCAATGATTCCGACAACAATTCCGAACCATGAGCCAATATGTCTATATTCCTCTTTCTTTGTGCCAATATCTACTAATCCTACAATTGCTCCTGCCAGAGCCAGTGGAAACGATAGGATAATTGGCAACGGAAGAATGAATGCCACACCTGCCAGAATACAGGATATGACACTCAGGGTTGAATCTTTCTTCTTTTCGCCTTTGCTCATACAATCCCCTCCCTTGTTAAAATTTTACAATATTATACCACCTCATACAAACTGTGCATAGTAAAATATTAAAAAAATAGATTGTTTTTGCAGAAAAATTCCATGATTTTATACTTACCAGAAAAACTATACAAATTCGTGCTATAATGCGTGATATATTTTTAGAAAGAGTTGGTAATAATGAAGAAGAACAGATACAGGATAGTCGTACTCATCCTGATATTTTACGAAATATTCTGTGCGGTGCATATACCGTCACATGATATAGCAGAACGCCACCGCAGAGATGTGCAGATCACAAAGGAAGCTACGGAACAAATTTGTTCCGCCCAGATGCAGGAGTTGAGCGAGATCAAGGAAATTGGCAATGCCAGATGTTATATTCACGAAAGCACAATTTTCTTTGAGATTACGAAGTTTGCCTACGAAATAACAAAAGTCCATGTGTATATTTGGCAGTTGCCAAGGGGGAATATCGGTGGTATAATAATGAAAACGAACTAATGTTCGGTTCTGTTTCCCACAAGCCGGACATATAATGTGATGTAGGTGGTAGTTGTGACAGGGAGGGCTATTTATGGATTATAAGAAAGAGATTATTGAAATGGTGCAGAAGATAGATAGTGAAAAATTTATGAAATTCTTGTACAACATGATTGTTTCATTCAAGAGCCAATGGGGATATTAGAAAAAGCAGGGAATTAATCCCTGCTTTTTTTGTGAAGAAATTCAATCATGTCGAAAACGCTTTTCTGATCAGATTCGCTTAATTCAATTAGTAACTTAACATGTTCAACGATATTTGAATTTGACATCAATTTTGGAATAAAATCTGTGTCTGTTTCTAAATTATTTTCCCAACCCATTAGATAAGCCGGAGTAGTACGAAGTGCTTTGGATAATACATTCATATATTCGGCAGGAACTTTATCAATATCGCCTTTTTCATATCTGAATATAGTAGACCTTGACACTCCCAATTTTTCTGCTAAATCATCAGCGCTCATATTAAGTTGTTTTCTTCTTTCTTTTATTCGTTCGCCAGTTTCCGACATTTTTCACACCTCCTTTCTGAATACATAATAACACTAATGATGCAAAAATGCAACAAAAATAATTGCAAAAATGCGATTTTATATATTGACATATGCGACACTTTGGCGTAATATATAATCACAAAGTTGCATTAATGCTACTGGAAAGGAGGAACGCGAATGGTTGTTAATATAGCTAGACTTAAAGGAAAAATTGTTGAACGTGGAAATACTCAGGAAGCTGTTGCAAATGCAATTGGAATGGACAGAAGCACATTCTACAGAAAACTAAAAGATGGCGGAGAGAAATTTACAATCGGAGAAATCCACGGAATCGTAAATGCAGTTCCTTTAAGCAAAGAGGAAGCTATAGATATTTTTTTTACATCATAGTCGCAATAATGCGACTTGAATATATTACACGAAAGGAGATAAATGAACAGCTTACAGATTTTTAACTCAGAAGAGTTCGGGGAAATCCGAACAGTAATTATTGATGGCGAGCCTTGGTTTTGCATGACAGATATTTGCAAAGCATTAGAAATTTCAAACACAAGTCAAGCAAAAACAAGACTAAATGCGGATGGGGTCATTACAAATGAGGTCATCGACAGCATCGGAAGAAAGCAGAATGCAAACTTTGTAAACGAGCCTAATATGTATAAATTAATTTTCCAAAGTAGAAAAGAATCTGCTGAAAGATTTACAGACTGGGTAACAAGCGAAGTTCTCCCGACCATCCGCAAGACGGGCTCATACCAGAAACCGATGACCGTAGCAGAACAGATTCAGTTACTGGCTCAGGGCAATCAAGACCATGAGGAGCGAATCGAGAAACTTGAGAACACAATGACCATCGACTACGGACAGCAGAAATATCTTGGAGATTTAGTTTCCAGAGTAGTAATCGAAGTGCTAGGTGGCAAGAAATCCAATGCTTACGACGAGATCGGGAAGAAAGTATTTGCAGAATGCAACCGGGATGTCAAAACTTACTTTGATGTAAATGCCCGGAATAACATTCCAAAACTGAGGTATCAGGAAGCAGTTGAATATATCAAGGAATGGACGCCATGTGCAAATACAAAGATTATGATTCGAGACTGCAATGCACAGATAAGAATGTAGGAGGCGAAGAAAGTAATCTTCATCATGGGAATCCGGAAGATCAGCAAATTCTGCGCGGTATTTGAAGTATCTCTGGCAGATATGAGGGTTGTCCAGGCTTCCCGGTAATTCAGCGCATAACTTAGCAACAGACAGATCATGAGCAATTTGTAACTTATCCATCGTTATCACCTCCTTTGAGGTGATTATAACACAAGAAAGGAAATACATGAGAAAAAGAATAGCAGCAATTTTGTTATCTGGAATTATAGCATTTGGATTAGCTGGTTGCACGACAGCGGACACAGTAAATCATAATTTATCAAAAGAAGCCAATGAGTTTAATGTGTACAGAAAAATCACTGTAACCAATGCCAGAACTGACACAATTATGTTACGGGCAGAGGGATATATGTCACTTAGCAACAACAGTTCAAGTGAATTGGTGGTAACAATCAAAACCGGAGAGAACAGTTACTACAAGGATTACATATACTTGAACGATTGGACTTGCTATGTAATGGAACAGACGGAACCTAATAGCGCAGATAAATACCATTATGAATTAGTTTTCTATCCTGAAAGGTTAATTCCAGATGTACAAATTAAATAGGTAAGAAGATACAGAATAAAACTCAATATCATATCGGAGGGACATAAAAATGGCAAAAGCATTAATCTTGTCAGCTCTGATCGGCGGTATGTCACCGTACCTGCCGTTCTGGAGATTTGACAGTGCATCACAGCCGGTTGCAGTAGCAATCGTAATATTCGCATTATCATTCGTGGTTATTTACCCGGATGAAATTAAAAGAATCGGAGGAAAAGGAAAATGATTGAAACAAAAATGGGAGAAATCACACTTAAAGGCAGTAAAGCAGAATTAATAGCTGACTTAGCTGTTATCGTTTGTGGAATCAAAGAAACCATTATGGAAAATGGCAAAGAAACAGAGGAATCTGTGAAGCAGGAGATTAACGAAGCGGTCAAAATCGGACTGATGAACGAAGAAGAATTTAAAACTATTCAAAAAGAAAAAATCAAAGAAGTTGTAAAAACATTATTTGATGATTTGCTTGGAGGGCTTTTCGATGAAGATAAATGAATTTGATAAGACCGTAGATGAGCTGTACCAGTTGTGCAGGAGAGTTCAGAAAGAAACCGGCAGAACGGTAGCATTTCATTTTGCAAACTACAAGATCGGATGCAGCTTGCACATCAACATATATAAGAAAGAATCATTAAGAGAGTTTGATATGTACAGCATTGTAGAGGGCGGTTGCCAGCAGGGAGAAAATGTGAAGAAAGTAACTGACCATTTGAACAAAATTTTGATGGACAACAAATGCCCGTATTGTGAGGAGGATTGCGATGGAGAAAGAAAATAAGATGGATTTCAGAGCAGAGACCGTAGCCGAGGAGTATGCAGAGCTGGTAGGCAGATTAAAGGCATTTGAAGCGTACCTGAACACAACCGAAGCAAATACGTATTTAAAGAAAGAGGTTTGTGCAGCTATACTCGGACTGAATTTGGAGGACAAGGAAAAATGAAATGCTATAAGGGATTTGACAAAGACTTAAAATGCCGTGATTTTCAGTATGAAATCGGAAAGAAGTATGAAGAAGAAAGAGCCGAGATTTGTGATACGGGATTTCATGCTTGTGAGAATCCGTTGGATGTATTTGGATATTATGCACCGGCTGATTCCAGATATTGCGAAGTCGAGCTGGATGCAAACGATCAGAAATCTGACGACAGCAAGAGAGTAGGAAAGAAGATTTCGATTAAAGCAGAAATCGGAATTGCCGGAATTGTTAAAGCCGGTCTGGAGTACATTAAAGATCAGGTTAACTGGGACGATGATAAAAAGTCCAACACCGGAGACTGGTCAGCGGCAACCAACACCGGAAACTGGTCA